TTACATTCCGACAAGGCTTGACAATGGTACATGCTTACCATTTCTATTTATGTATGGAGGCACGATGGTTATTGTAAATTCAACAGAAGTAACAGACTGGGATAGTGCGCCTTTTGAGGATTCGTGTCCTACGGACAGCTTGCCCAAGAAAACGCCTATCCCCGTCTTTCCTCCATTTGACGAAGATTCCGTGAGGGCAACGTTGAATTTCACGTTGGTGGCCGGATAATCTTTTCCGTCGTGGCGGTAGGTTTCCTTATTGCAGACCTTAACATCCAGCATTGGGTTTATTAGTGCACCACTGCTTTCACATCTTTCCTGCGCATCTTTCACGCCCTCACATATCTGCGTTAGGGTTTCGCTTACAAACTCTTTTAAATCCATATTCTTTCCCTCTCTATATAAGGTGTAATTGTAAATAAACCTTTTGTCAGGTTAAATATGTGTTAATAGTATCGTAAAAGATACCAAGATGTTTGTTTGGTATCTAAAAAGAAACTATCTTTGCAAACGTAATTTGTTTACGTTCACGGCAAAGATAATTAAATAATCTGAACCTCGCAAGCGTTTACGGTGTTTTTTGAAATTGTGAAAACAGAGAGGCGCGGAAAATGAGAGGCTGCGGGCGAGACTGACAATCCACGACCCCGCAGATGGCAGAAGTAGGCGCAGAACGACGCTGACAGTCAAGAAAAACCTCAATACTTGATTGAGTAGGCAGGCTTGGGGTCTGTCTCGCTAAAGCGAAAAATATAACCCACGCTGCACGTCAGGGTGCTGCAATCGAATTGGGCGTGGGTGCGATTTTAAGTTAAAGATTACGATTATGAAAAAGTTTATAGAAGAATTTGGAAAGCAGCTAAAAGAAGCTATCGAGCAAGCTGCGCACGACAGCTATTATGAGAATGACAAGTATTACTTCGATGGCTGTTCTTGCCTGATAGATTTGCTGGACGACGACCAGATAGAGGTCGGCTGCGACAAGCACGGCAGGCATGAGGTTAGGATTTACAAGGACACCGAACTTCCCAATCTTGAAGAGGCTATCGCCGACTATCTTGACGCCAACGCAGACCCTGAAGGGGCATGGCAAGAAGAGTATGACGGCGATATGTGGCGAGACGTGGATTATGGCTGCGACCCCGCATTTCCTCACAGAGGTGACTTTGAGCGATGGGCTTATGGAAGATAATATGACAAACCTTAAGAACTGGCTCGCAAAGACAAACGAGCCGTTCTCTCTCCTTGGGGGCGAGAACTTCACGAATAAAGAGGTAATACTTGCGCACGTCGGCATCATCATTATGGTTGCAACGTGCTGCCTCGCAGAGTGGATAAACAATTTTTAAATCATACAATTATGGAAATCAAGACAAAATTCAACGTGGGCGACCACGTTACAGGTATCAGCAGCAAGCATCTGCTTGTTGCCTTTGATATTGCGAAAATCGTAGTGTCAGCCAAGGCGGACAGCGTAGAGGTTGAATACTATCCGTCCGATGGTAAGGGTGGGTATGAGTTCACGAGTTTTGCGGAAAAATATTGCTTCGCCACGAAGGACGAGGCACTTGCCTATATTCAAGGCGAATAATCGTAGTAAGTTTAATTTAAATCACCCGTCCCGTCCGTGAGGATAGGGCGGTAATTGGTGGCATGGCGGAATTGGTAGACGCATCCTCAAATTGAGGAAGGCATATAGCGTGAGAGTGGCCATGTTAAACGCTTTGTAAGTCCATGCAGGTTCGACTCCTGCTGCCACCACGAATCAAAATTCAAAAAACAAGATGGAAAGGATATTAAAGGAAAAGAAGTACAGCTATGCCGGATTATTCAAGCATGTAGGCAGGGGTAATAGATTGCACGTTCCATTGGACTGTTATACTGCAAGTGGTGTGCAAGTGGAATGTTCACGACAAAACAAGTATGCGGGCTGCGACCCGATGAACAACAAGTTTGCAACCACAACGACAGAAAAAAACGGTTATATTACCATTATTCAAAGGTACTGATATGAGTATAGAGGAGATTGGCGGTATCATAGCCGATTTCGTCCGAGTGGGTTACAATACAGCCGTAGCTGATTATGACCCGCCACAGGACAGATTAAGGCAATCCGAAGTCAAGAAATGGCTTAAATTTCGCCATGTAGAATTTAAGGCATTTCAGGAATTGGAAAAGAAAGGCTTGATACACGCAAGGCGTTCGGGCAATGCCGTAAACTCTCCTTTGGTCTATTCAAAGGCAGAGATACAGAAAGCACTAGCGATTATGAGAGTAGATAGATTATTTGTAAACGATAAAATAAAGGAATTATGACACTAATCAGAAAAGCATCGGAATTAAGTATTCCGAACACAATCAAGATGATGATTTACGGACAAGCTGGTATGGGTAAGAGTACGTTGGCACTATCAACTCCTAAGCCGTTGCTGCTGGACTTCGACAATGGCGTTAAGCGTATCAATATGTCCCATTTGGAGGGTGTTGATACTGTGCAGGTAAGCAGTTGGCAAGATGTGAAAGATGTACTGCAAGAAGATTTGTCCGCATATCAGACAATCGTCATAGACACGATAGGAAAGATGATGGATTTCATCATTACCTATAAGTGTGGAACAAGACAACCTCAAATCAGAGATTGGGGAGGTATCAATCAGGAGTTTTCTTGGCTTACTCGCACCGTTGGAAGCCTAAATAAAAACGTTGTCTTTGTTGCTCACCGTGATACCCGCAAGGAGGGTGATGATACGGTGTTTATCCCTGCTTTGCGTGAAAAGTCCTACAACGCTATTGTAACAGAACTTGATTTGCTTGGCTACCTCGAAATGAAAAATGAGAACGGACGTCAGATGCGTACTATTACATTTGACCCAACAAGCCGTAATGACGGAAAGAATACCTGTAATCTTCCGGGCGTGATGAATATTCCTACTATTATTGATGCACAGGGTAAGCCGACAATAAAAAATGACTTTATAGAAAAACAAGTCATAGTACCTTATCTTGGTATGCTCTCCGCAAAGGAAGAGGAGATAAAGAAGTACAACAACCTATTGGCCGAGATAGAGGAGGGTATTTCGCAGATTACAGATGCACAAGATGCCGAATATTTTTCAGAGCATATCAATGACTATCAACATATCGGCAGCTCGTTGATGAAAGCACGCTCCTTGTTTTCTGCAAAATTGAAAGAACTGGGCATTGTTTACAACAAAGAAACAAAGTCTTATGAAAGCAAATCAGCCTAAATACAATATCTATCCGACATTGCTTGATTCTTATCATCAATACGTGGATAGCGACATCATCTATGAGAAGTATTGGGGATTCAGCGAGAATCCCCCTCATACTTCTGAAGAGTTCCACAATATACAGTTCCAGTCGCTTATTGACCGCATCAACAGAGTACCTTATGATAATGAAGCCGTCGCAAAAGGAACGGCTTTCAATGAGGTTATAGATTGTATGATTGAGCATCGGAAATCTGAAAAGGTGGAAATAGAAAAAGCCTACGAACAGATTGCTAATGGTGCTTGCGACCCATGTACAGGCAAACCGATTTATTGTGATGTAACAAATACAAGAAAATTTATAGGTCTGAACGCAAAATATAACGGACATGAGTTTTTCTTTCCTATCGGTATATGCAGAGAGTTTGCGAACTACTACAAAGGGGCTGTAACGCAGAAATACGTTGAGGGTATTCTTCCTACAGTCTTTGGCGATGTTAAACTCTATGGATTCATAGACGAACTTATGCCATTATCCGTTCACGACATCAAAACCGCAAGCCAATATAGCGTAGGGAAGTACAAACGAAATAATCAGCATTTGGTTTATCCTTTCTGTCTTATGCAGATGGGTAGTGATGTGAGAACTTTCGAGTATAATGTTGCGGTGATAGGAAAGTACAACTGTGAATCATTCACAGAAACGTATGGGTTCAATCCAAATCGTGATATTCCTATACTCCAACAAAGGTGTGAGGATTTCATACGATTTGTGAATGATAACAGGAATCTGATAACAGACAAGAAACTATTTAACGAATCATAATGGCAGCAAACACCAAATCGGGAGTTGTCCTCGCAGTAGGACAACCACAGCAGATTACATCTCAAAGAAGTGGGAAAACATTTACCAAGCGTACACTCTATTTGGATTGTACGACATTCGACCCGTACACAGGGCAACGTTCTCAATACGAAAACAAACTGGCATTTGAGTTTATGGAGAGTAAAACGGCTCTGCTTGACAATATCAAGCCCGGGCAAGTGGTAACGGTTTCCTTTGACCTGCAAGGCACAGAGATTACAGACCAGGCTGGGCAGACCAAGCACTTTATCCATGTGCGACCGTTCGGCATTGAGGTAAGGCAGGTTCAGCAGCCACAGGCACCACAGCAGCCACAGGCACCACAACAGCCAGCTCCACAAGGCGGTTACGTTCCCCAACCTGTACCACAGTATCAACCACAGTATCAACCACAGTATCAACCACAGCCACAGGTGCAACAGTTTCCACCGCAGACAGATGCAAGTGGTGAGCCTTTTCCATTTTAGCCTATGACGTATGACACATCCAATCCACTCGACAAAGCCAACTTCCTGCTCCGTGCAAAGAAGTTGGCAGAGAGTGGGAAAATCGTTGAGCTGACAGAGAAGAAACCACGTAGGACATTGCAGAGCAATAAATATCTACACGTTATTCTCGCCTATTTCGGAACACAGACAGGAAACACGCTTGAATGGGTTAAGCAGCAATACTATAAGAAACTCGTTAATCCCGACTTGTTTATCCGAGAAAAGGAAGACAAGTATTTAGGTAGGGTAAAGGTGCTTAGAAGTAGTGCCGACCTTGATACGGCAGAAATGAGCTTATCCATTGACCGATTTAGAAATTGGGCAGCGCAGGAAGCTGGGATATACATACCATCGGCAGATGAAGCAATACTAATTCAGCAGATGGAAATAGAGATTGAACGCAACAAAGAATTTTTATAAAAGATGAATAACAAATGACAGATATAAACAAAATACTCGATGTGTTGTATGCTTTCAAATTAGGGCTACCGATAGTGTTCAAAGATTACTATAGCAGTTGGTGGGAGGTCAAGAAAGACCATGTTTTTGATTTCCACAATCAGTATCTAATAGTTTATTCCGGTAATGTTAAAGAAAGATTGAAAGAACTCAATAGGAGATAATCCTCCGTGAGGGCTTCATAATCGGAATTTTATAAGTTCAGTGGGGAAGCGTCCCCACACTTTGGAGTATAGTGTAATGGTAGCACAGCACAAACAGGGACGATACCAAACGCCAATCTGTTTTAAGTTGTAACGGTGGCAGGTGAAACGGGATTAAGCAGTTGCGGTTCGAGTCCGCATACTCCGACTAATTATTTATCAAATGGAAATCAAAGGTAAAATATATTGTTTTTTCGAGCAATCGGGAACTTTCAAGAATGAGTTTCGCAAGCTCGGTTATCAAGCAGAAGATTATGACATACAGAACGAATTTGGCGAGACAGACCATGTAATGGACTTGTTTGCGGAAATTGAGAAATGCTACGATGGTGAAGCAAGCGTGTTTGACAATATAACGCCAAACGACTTGATTATGGCTTTCTTTCCCTGTATATACTTCTGCCAAGACAGTATGATAGAAATGACGGCTTATTCTGTAAATTACAGAAAGCTGACATTCAGAGATATGGCAGACAAAATACTGAAACGTTCTGAAGATAGAGAATATTTCTACAAGTTACTGATCAAAATATTCTCTATTGTTAAGATACGTGGGCTAAAAATGATAGTTGAAAATCCATGGACTCAACCCGGCTACTTGAATAATAATTTTTTGTTCAAGCCTACGATAATAGACAGAAACAGAATGTTAAGAGGTGACTACTACGTGAAGCCAACTGCATACTGGTTCGTCAACTGTGAGCCGACTTATGGACGCTCCTTTCAAAAAGACAAGAAACAAAAGACTATAATGTCAGCAAAGTCTTCAAAGAAAACCGGAATATGCAGCATGGAGCGCTCTTTGATATCACCGGATTACGTAAGGAATTTCATCTGTGATTTCATCATCGGAAAGAAACAAAAGATAACAGAACAAACACTATTCTAAAATGCCGTATTACATCAAAAAGAAGAAATCAGACAAGCCGAAGAAACGGCAGACAAGCCAAGCAACATTGGTTAAGAAACTGGATAAGGTGTTCAGCCAATACATAAGGCTAAGGGATGCTTTTCCTAACGGCACGTTTCGTTGTCCAACTTGTGGCAGAATACTCCCTTTTGCAAAGGGTGATTGTTCCCACCTATATAGCCGCAGACACATGGCAACACGATTTGACGAGGATAATTGCGTAATGGAATGTGCCTACGACAATAGATTTAATTCCGAACATCTTATAAAATTAAATCAATATGTGTTGAATAGGATAGGAGATACAAGATATAAAATGTTAAGCGTTAAGGCGCATAGTACGAAAAAATGGTCTTGTTGGGAATTAGAGGAATTGATTAAATACTACTCTATACTGGTGAGTAAATTACAAAGCGAGAAAAATATCAAATGATTTTGCGATTTCAGAATAAAGTCGTATCTTTGCAATGTTCAACGCCAAAGAACATTTACAAGACAATCGGAACGTGGGTATATTTTTATATCCTTATTAGAAGCTATTTCTGCAAAGATATAGGCTATCAGTTTCCACTGGATACTCACATTTCGATGTTAGTATTTGTTCTTTGGCGAGAATGGAGACTTGATAGCCTTCTTTTATGCACTCAAATTTCATTCAGAAATGCCAAAGAACAATGAAATTAGAGAGGGTAAGAAGAATAGTATTGCCCTAACTACGTCTAACGGTACGACAACCGAACAAACAGAAATCTGGAAAGATATAACTGGATATGAGGGGTTATATCAAGTAAGTAATCTTGGGAGAGTAAGGTCTTTGTCGAGAGTGGTTAAATTCGGTAACCAAAAAAGGGTTATTGCAGAAAAGATTATGTCCCCAAGAAATCATACAAGAACTAATAACTCATACCAAACGATTATTTTGTATAAAGGAAAGCAAAAATACAAAACTTTCTACGTTCATAGGCTGGTTGCAAAAATGTTTGTAAAAGGCTTCTTTGATGGTGCTGACGTTAATCATATAGATGGAAATAAAGGCAATAATAAAGCATCAAATCTTGAATGGTGTACAAGAAAAGAAAATATAAATCATGCCGCTAAAGTTCTTGGTGTGATACGCGGAGATTATTCTTTTCACAAAAGATGGAACTCAAAACCGATAGTACAACTGGATATGAAAGGTAATAAAATCGCAGATTGGACTTCGGCTTTTGAATGTATGCGAAAGACTGGTATTCCTGAAGCTAATATAAGACGATGTATGACGGCAAGAGGTCTCCATATCACACGTGGATATAAATGGTATTTTGCTGCTGAATACTATTCAACTTCTGATAAAAGTGTTTTTGAAGAAATAAAAATAAAGCCTAATCCTCGCTCTATCCATATTATAGCAAGAGATGTGAAGAGCAATGTATGCAAAGAATACATAAGCATAAGACGTCTTGCGCTTGAATTGGGGTGTTGTAATGAAACTATCAGAAAATACAAGGATAGTGGCAAAGTATATAAAGGTAAGGAAATAAAATCATGTTAATCAAGTATTATTCGGTTTTGGTTAAGAAACTAAGTGAGGAGAAAGGGATAAAGGTATGAATGATTTAGAAATAGAAAAAATCAATGATTTGCTTTTACAGCATTTCAATATTTTCCATGCCGATTTAATTACACGTGCCATTCAGGACAAATCGCTTGATAGGTATGATTTTATTCGTGGGTGTGTTGACATCATCCAATCCAAAGAAACAGATGATAATGAGTTTATACCTAAAGGATGGGAAGAAATATGAACATACAATTACGAGAATATCAACAGCAAGCGGTCGATAAGGCAGTAGCCTTTCTGACCGACAACAAGGCAAAATACAACGGCATTATAGTCTGTCCGACAGGTGGAGGAAAGAGTTGGATTATAGCATCAATAGCCGAAAGGTTGAATAGTAATGTGCTTATCTTCTGCCCCAGTCGTGAAATACTACAACAAAATTTCGAGAAGATGAGCGCAATCAATCCTTTTGGCTGCACAATCTTCTCTGCATCGTTCAACTCAAAGGAGGTGGGGAAGATAACGTTTGCAACGATAGGCAGCGCAAAATCACACCCCGAACTATTTCAACGGTTCACATACATCATCGTGGACGAATGTCACCAGTGCAACCCGAAGCAAGGAATGTACAAAGATTTCTTTGAAGCGTTGGAACAGACGAAGATTTTAGGACTAAGCGCAACACCATACCGTCTTTCTTCCTATATGGGTGGTTCAATGCTGAAGTTCATCACTCGCACCCGACCTCACATCTTTTCAAAGGTCATCTATCAAGTGCAAATTTCAACCTTGCTTGATATGGGCTTTCTCTCCAATATTGAGTATTATCAATTATCTCCTACTGGTTGGAACGAGGGTAATCTGAAGCTCAACACCACAGGTGCTGATTATACCGATAAGTCTGTGATAAGGGAGTATCAGCGTATAGACTTCTATTTCTACCTTGTAAGCATCGTGAAAAGACTTCTGAAACCCAAGCGTGGTGGTGCGAGAAAAGGAATACTGGTGTTTACCCGATTTGTCAAGGAAGCCCAACGGCTGGCTGACAGCATACCTAATTGTGCCGTTGTTTCTGGAGATACCCCCAAAGCGGAACGAGACAGGATATTGACTGACTTCAAGAGTGGAAAGATACAAGTAGTTGCTAATGCGAATGTCCTCACTACGGGCTTCGACTACCCTCAACTTGACACGGTGGTTATGGCACGCCCTACAATGTCGCTTGCTATGTACTATCAGATAGTAGGCAGGGAGATACGGCCATATAAAGGAAAACAAGCGTGGTTTATAGACCTCTGTGGTAATATCAACCGCTTCGGCAAGGTTGAGGACTTGAAACTTGTCGATACCAACGGCAAAGGCAAGTGGGCGGTGTTCAGCAACGGAAAACAATTAACTAATGTATTATTTCAATGAAGAAACCAGCAATCATCACTCATCACTCATCACTCATCACTCATTCCTGCTACCAATGTAATAATGCCTATTTGATGCGCTCCGCTCCTCACAATCCAGTTATTTCTGAATGTACAATAACTCACGAGAGGGAGGTGGCAAGCAAGATGATTAGATGCCGGCACTTCAAGCAGAGAATGGGAGAGGCAGAGATAAACCCGATGACACCGTATAAATTGAAATGATATGAGCAGATTAGATATATTAAAATCCTCATTGAAAACGAAAGAGGAAAGGTTTAATAACAAATTATCCGAGCATTTTAATGATGTCAAGCAAGCTAACGGACAGCCTTTGAACGATAAGCGGTGCGGTCAATCTACAATGCGTAGATGGGACAGACAGAACAACGCATTGAATAACCTCCAAGATGAGATTGCAAAGACAAAGAAAGCCATCGAACGAGAGGAAAGCAAGATAAATGGTGTTGAGTACATCACCTCATTGCTACCTGTTGAAATAGTTTCGTTGGTTGAAGACGGAACGTTAATTCAATGGCGCAAATATCCTCATATTTTCTTTGTGGATGGAGTGGATAAGGCGCGCCTGATTTGGGACTTGAAAAAGAAACAAATTGCTCATAAATTCACTTCGTCAATACAGGACAAGGAGCTGTATAAGAAATTTGCAAGGGTATTCAATTCTCTTGCAAGTAAACTTAACAAAACATGATAAAACTCGATGACAAGTTTACAGAGCAATTCTCCCCCAACGAGCAGCTTGTAATGTTACGGTTACTCGTTGGGGCTGACGAAGACGGAATAACGAGGATAAGTTACAGAGCCTTTGCAAAGTCGTGTGGAATGACTTTACAAGTATGCCGTACAACGCTATCAAGCCTAATCAAAAAAGGAGAGATAGAAATGGAAACTAACACAGCACTTAACACACGAGCTAACACAGCAAGCACCTTTGTAATCATCTGTAATTACGATACTTATAGAGTTGGAAAGAAAAAACTAACACACAACCTAACACAGCAGCCAACACAGAGAGTAATCGGTGTTTTACAGGCTAAGTGCAAGGAGCGTGAAAAGGCCTTTGAAAACAGCCTTATCCCCTTTGTCGTTTCTCGTGGCGGTATTTACCAACCACAGATGATTAGGGCTTTCTTCAACTACTGGACTGAAAGGAACAAGTCGGGAACGAAGATGCGCTTTGAACTCGAAAAGACTTGGGAGACATCAAAACGGCTCATAATATGGGCAAAAAACGATAAACAATTTAACAAGAATGGAAATAACGGAAGCAATACGCAGCGTGCGCTCGAAGCAGGCGCAACAGCCCTCGGCAGAATGCTCGCAGACATTGACGGTAAGAGCTGACACCTTTAGGGAGCATATTCTGCAAGTCTACACGCCCTCGTTACAGGAGACGCTTTGCACTGACTCGCAGGAGTGCTTCTTTGGCAATCACCCTACACTCGCAACACTAAACAAGACCTACGGCAGCAGGGCAGGCGCAATATGGCTCGTGCCGCAGATTACTGACTGCGTGTCGTTCACAAACAACAAAGGAACTCTTAACGACAGGCAGACGGAATCACTCGCCTCGCTGATAGCCTCCGAATACTATTATTTGAAAGTGTCTGAACTGATGCTTTTCTTTCGCAGGTTCAAATTGGGGAAGTACAAAGAGATTTACGGTAATTTTTCGCCAATGGTAATTACCCTGTCCATCCGAGAGTTCATTATCGAGCGAAATAACGCTTATTTTAAGCATAAATCCAAAATTGAGGAGGAGAAAAGAAGCAAGGATAAAAATAGCAGTATGTCTTATCAAGAATATCTGAAAGCAAAAAACAGAAAATAATTATGAGCAAAAAAATATTTTACCTATATCCCTTGCCACGAATGCAGGTGGTACGGCGGATATGAGGGAGATAACTTTTGGTGTAATAATTCAGGTTGCATCGATTATCAACAGTTTTATAGAATATAGAAAATAAATAATTATGGAAAAGAAGTACAAATTGAGAACCGACCTTACAAAGGTCGTTGATGGAGTTACGCTCTATGCAATAGAAGCATTAGTAAGTTTTGGAAACGTTAATGCCGGAGATATTGGAGGTTATGTACGGAGTGAACTGAATCTTAGTCAGAACGGCGATGCTTGGGTGTGTGCCAATGCAGAGGTGTATGGCAATGCAGAGGTGTATGGCAATGCTCGGGTGTATGGCAATGCTCGGGTGTATGGCAATGCTCGGGTGTATGGCAATGCAGAGGTGTGTGGCGATGCTCGGGTGTGTGCCAATGCTCGGGTGTGCGGCGATGCTCGGGTGTGCGGCGATGCTTGGGTGTGTGCCAATGCAGAGGTGTATGGCAATGCAGAGGTGTATGGCAATGCTCGGGTGTGTGGCGATGCTCGGGTGTATGGCAATGCTCGGGTGTATGGCAATGCTCGGGTGTGTGCCAATGCAGAGGTGTATGGCAATGCAGAGGTGTATGGCAATGCAGAGGTGTATGGCAATGCTCGGGTAAAATGCTACTTTGATTTCTATGTGTCAAAGAATATCTGGTCAAGCGGACGCTACTTCACTTATACCCGTTCTAATAAGATGTGGACAGTAGGCTGTTTTCACGGTACTGGAGAGGAACTTATCGCTAAGGCATACAAGGACAGTAAGGTAAGTGGCAGGGAGTACAAGCGCATCGTTGATTACGTGGAAGCGATGTATGCCGACTTGGAGAATGGAAAAAAGGAATAGATAAATCAACAGAGGGGGCGCACTGATAAAGGTAAATTACCAGTGAGAAGTGCACCCCCTTTTACAATTACGATACGAATATGAACGGAATTACGATAGAAGACAGACACTACATCTTCACGACCGAAAGCGTTGGAATTTAATATTTAGCTAATATTATAGGAAATGAAAGCAAGAATTAAAGCAACAGGTGAAGAAGTAAAACAAATCGAAAATACGAACACAAAAAGGGGGGATTGTGCAAGATGCCCTCACTCCTCTTTTGGTAAGTACGCATTTTTCTGCAACTACTACAAATTGGAAGTAGGGCAATTTGAACCTACATGTAATAACCCTGATTTAATGAAATAACAGACTATGACACGAGAAGAAATAATAAATCAAGGCAGACCAACAGAGCCTAATTGCTTTGAAACGGACAGAGAGGAACAATGGTACAATGTAGGTCTATATGACGGTGCAACCGCAAGCCCTTGGCACTCGGTCGCCGACGGGGATTTGCCGAAATTAGATACTGTCGTGCTTATCAACACTAAGGAATATGGCGTAATCACAGCTCGCTATGATAAAGGGTGGGTAGGAGTAGAAGTTTCTTTGTTCTATTCGGCAGATTGTGCGAGGACTGCTAATGAGGTTAATTATTGGATGGAGATACCGCAACTCCCAAAAGAAAGCGAGGTGAAAGATGAATAAAATAGTGCAATTGAGCGAATATGATTATTCGCAACTATATGAGAAAGCCAAGTTGAACGATAAAGAAATAAAACGCTTGGCAGAGACATATTACCAAGAAAGAGGTGTGTTCAGAATTGATTTAAAAACGGGCTTCCAAGACAGATATAACGGTGATACGGTTTATTATACAACTTCTTTCTCAACAGAAAACGGATTGTATAAGAATGATGGATTTAAGCCTATTCTTAGCGAAAAAGGCCGTCGAAAAATAGAAAGAATTGTAAAAAATCTATGTGATGAGACTTTCGATGCAAAATTTGGTGACGCTATAAAATTCAAAAATGCGTATGCTAATGCTTTAGACAGATTAAAATTTCTAAAATGGATATGCTACACCATTGCTTTTAGTGGTTGGGGAGTGGCAGCAGCAGTGTTAATATTAAAATAAATATTATGAAAGCAAGAATAAAAGAAACAGGAGAGGTGCTTAGAGTACTTGATTTAGACAGCGAGAGAATACTTGTTAAATATGGAAGTGAAGTAAAATCTCTTCGTATACACGAGGTTGATTTAATCGCTGAAAGTGTGAATGATTACCCTAAGGTAGAACCTAATTGGGAGCAACGCAGGTTTGAGATAGCGAAAGATGTGCTATCGGCTTCATTCTCAACGCCGATGGAGAATGTGAGCATAGTATCTTATATCAAAGACTGCGTGCAAATAGCTGATATACTGATTGAAGAACTGAAAGGAGGCAAGCAATGAGCTTATTGTCAGAAATAAGAGCAAAACTACTCTGTTGCCATGAATGGGAACAGGTATACAGAACGAGTGTCTATGAATATGGAGATAGCAAATTTCCATACAAGATTACGAAAACATTTGTTTGTCGCAAGTGTGGAAAATTTAAGAAAATAAATATATGAAAGTCAGAATTGTTCAAGCAGGAATATGCTCCTGTGAAGTGGAAGTAAAGCGCGCATGGTATTTACCGTGGCAGACAGTATATGACGGTTGTCTTCCTTGGCGCGGTTCTTATGAGGAGGCAAAAGAAATAAAAGCTAAAATATTGGAGGATTATGAGTAAGAAAATAATGTTTAACGATAAGTTCTGCCTCACCCAAGCGGTGCTTGACGGAACAAAGACAATGACACGGAGGATAGAGAAGCCTACGAAAATGGCTGCTGGTTACACAATAGGAGATGTGCGCCGTTTCTTCTGTGGCTGTACGGGTGGGAACAAACGTTTCTTTGGCCTTGTGAATAAAAAAGGTGACACCATAGGCATACTCTTTCCACGCTATCAAGTCGGCGAGGTTGTGGCGATAGCACAATGTTATCTTGACATTGGTAATCCACAATTCGATAAGTTTGGGCATGATGTCCCGGGAAACACAAATAAGATGTTCGTGAAAGTTTCCCTAATGCCCCACCACATCAGGATTACCAATGTGCGCATGGAATGCTTGCAGGATATATCTGACGAAAATTGTATGAGAGAAGGTATTAAGTTCGTTGGAGAATTAAGAGCTGACGGATATAATGATTACTATTTTTCTTGCCGACCAACTCCCAAACATTCTGACAACAATATGATAGGATATTTTACTTCTCCTCGTGAAGCCTATGCAGCCCTCATTGACAAAGTAAGCGGCAAGGGTACATTTGAGCGCAATCCGTTTGTGGTGGTGTATCAATTTGAAAAGATAGATTGACTATGACAACAGAGCAATACAACGCTCTCGAAGAAGAGCTTAGGAAAAAAGGATATGGGAAATTCAAGTCCTCATATCAGCACGAAGACTTCGGATGGTACAAGACGGTACTACCCAGCAATTCCCGTGAAGACAGCCCACCCTATCAGATAGAATTTGCCGTGTATGACTATACTGAACAGAAGAATATACGGCGTCTTGACGACTGCCATAACTATGACGTGAAAGTATTTTTATTCATAGAAGGGAGTGCTTTGGGTCTGTCTTGCAGATGGCTGTCAGTAGAGGAAATTGAAAAAAAAGCTGAATCGTTATACAGAACCTTTGAGAAAAACATAAGGACGCCCATTCGGGACAGATGGATTTAAGAAAGAAAATTATGAAAACAGTATTTTACATCATCATTTTTGTCGTGTTTCTGCTTATCGCAGGCCGCACGACCGTCAGCTTCTCTTCCTTTCACTTCCACATAGAGAGGCCGTTTGCCCTCATCGGTTCCCTGTTTATGGGAATTGCCGTCGCCTGCCTGTGCCATGACGCCTATCAGAACGGCTACAAGAAAGGCTATGGCGATGCTCCGGAAGCGAGGGAACTCGATGAGAAACTCGACAAGTACATAGACGAATTGACGGCTTTTTACGACAAACATCAATAATATGGAAACGACAGAATGTATCTTAGGCTGCGTAACGACTATATGCCTTGCGTGGGTAATTGTAACGATATTAAAGCACATATAAAATGAAGGTAGAATTACAGTCAGGCGACCGAATCCGGATTCCCGATGGATGCAAGGCCACCGTCAGCGACAACGAGGTTGTTGTTGAGAAAAAAAAGGAGTTCAGCAACGGAGACGTACTGATGAGCCACGAAAATGGTGTCTCCGTCATATTCAGGGAATATTCGGACGGAGGAACTTTTTCCTCTCACTACGATAACAGAAGAGGAAGAGGGATGGATATATTATGGAGGTCTGACGCTTTCCGGCATGCCACCGAAGAAGAAAAGCAGCTCCTCTTCGACAGGATGAAAGAGGAAGGTCTTTGGTGGGATGCGGAGAAAATGGAAGTGAGGACGATTGAGGACCGCGAACCCATAATAATATCCATGTCCCCGGAGCTAATCTCCTTTTTAGGATATGAAAAAGGCATTTTAACTCTTTTTTCCTTCAAGTCGATAGAGACGTATCGCAAGTGCAAGGAGGAACTGAGAGCGTTATTCAGAAAATATATCGAAAATGACACGGACAGCAACGACGATAGAACAGGGCAGAAAACTCCTTGAGCAGGGAGTAAGTCCCGAGACTGCCGATATGTGCTACGTGAACGGAATCCTTGAGGAGGACGAATGGGCTTTCTTCCGCAAGCACTACGACGGGGAGATATTCCCCGCATGGTCTGCCGACGCACTGGCTGGACTGATGCGCAATGCCCCCGAAAAGATTACTTATAATCTTTTTGGCGAAGCTGAATATGAAGAGAAGAAGCCTATAAAGGCAGCAAAGCGGTCAGATATTGTAAACTGGCAAGACATCAGCTCATCATGGACCGACACAAAACCCTCGGAAATGACCTTCGTGGATTGTTTCTGTGGTGCCGGAGGACTTAGCAAAGGCCTCGAAATGGCAGGGTTGCAAGGCATTTGTGGTCTCGACTGGTTCAAGGAAGCAGGAATGACTTATCACAGAAACTTCCATCACCCGTTCGTATTGGGAGATATTACCACACAGAAAGCGAAAAATGAATTTTATTCCACCGTGGAACAACAGCTGAACGGCAGAAAGCTCAGCTTAGTGGCAGGCGGGTTTCCCTGTCAAGGCTTCAGTATGGCTGGCAACAGAATTGTGGACGACCCGAGAAATTCGCTTTACAGAGAACTGCTGGAAGTAGTGAAGAATCTGAATCCTGACTATGTACTATGCGAAAATGTGAAGGGGCTGCGCAGTATGCTCGGAGGAAAGGTGGAAGAAAAAATCCTTTCAGACTTCAAGGAAATCGGTTACGAAATGCACGTAACCACACTATGCGCTGCCGACTACTATGTGCCGCAAAAGCGTGAACGTGTTATCTTCATCGGAAACAAGATTGGAAAGAAAATTTATTACCCGAAACCGATACTCACACCCGACAAATACGTTACCACCGGACAAGCCATTGAAGACCTTATGACGTTGCCCTCTACACCGGAATTCAATCACGTGCCTACACGACATCGTCCCGACATGGCTGAAAGAATGGCTGCGCTGCCCGAAGGACAGAGTCTCTACAAGGGTTATTCGGATGCGTGGAAGAAATGCCCGTGGAACGAGGCTTCGTGTACCATCAAAGAGAATCACGGCGGCGTGAACATCCACCCGAAACTGCCGAGAGTTTTGACTGCAAGAGAGATGGCACGATTGCAGTCTTTCCCTGATGATTTCATTTTTGAAGGCACGAAAAACAAACAGTTGGTACAAATCGGGAATGCCGTACCACCATTGTTGGCAAAAGCTATTGGCTTGGCCATCCGTTATTCGGCGGGAGACCTTACTGGAGAAAAGGAATATAAAAGATAAACCAGATTTAAAATGAAAGAATCCAAATACGCAAAGAAGAAAAGATGTCCCCGCTGCGGGGAGACGAAGTACAAGAGAGAGTTCTACAAGGGCAAGAACAGATACTCGAAATACTGCAAGGAGTGTGAGAGGAAAATCGGTCGTGAGTGGTATGCGTCCAAAAGAAAAAAGCCCGACGGCATTTTCTTCTACCCACAGTTCGGACGGACTTGCTCAAAGCAGGGAGGGACGGTGCGGATATACTGGAGCGACACAATGCTCCGCACGCTCAGGGAGCATTTCAGCGATACCAAGAACGCCGACCTTGCCGTGGAACTCGGAGTGTCCCAACGGACGGTTGTAAGGAAAGCGCGCAAACTCGGACTTGAGAAGAATTCCAAGTTCACTCGTGCGCTCAATGAGCGGAACCTGAAGCTGATGCAAGCCATCAACAGATGCGTCCGGAACAGAGGAATGATAAAGAAGGGCGAGCACCGTTCGCCTGAAACGGAATTTAAAGCAAAAGGAATATGAACAGAGAACAGTACGAAAGAATGCACGCAATGTACGGAGAGGATTACATCAAGAGATTCTTCCCCCGCTTATACAGGAACTACATCAACCAATACAAGCGAGAGAAATGAAGACATACACCACACTTGGAAAACTCCCCTCCGGAGGCATCGGGACGGGAGACCTTGCCAACCAGACGACCATGACGGAGGAGAAGAGGAGGACGTTCAACAGGGTATCGGTACTCTTCCACACGATAGTGTGCGCAGCCAACGACGTGGCGCACACCGAAATGCTCGACACCGTGAGGCTCCTGCAGAAAACGAAGCATTACAGGCACGAGGTCAAGAAAGCCTGCAAGGATGCTCTGAAGAGGTACGGAGACTACGACAGGAGGAGCTTGGAAGACATGCGCTCGGAGGAGGTGGACAAGAGGCAGCTCTACATGGACTTCCTCGATGCCGTGAACGAGAGGCTCAAGCCTCATGTCTTCAAGCTGTATATGGCCGTCAAGCAGGCACTCGACAAGAGGAACGTGGAAGAGTCAGCCCTGAAGGCGCACGTCATCTGCGCCGACCAGCTGCTGAAATACTCCGTCTTCCTCTTCGACAAGTTTTTCGAGGAGACACCCCCGATACCTCCTGTGGATCTGAGGATGACCTTCCTCCCCGCACGGCTGCATCCTGTCCTCAGTGCGTGGTCGGTAATAACCGACAGGCTCTGCCGGGACTGCGACATAGACCTTGACGAGGAGCCGGACTGCAAGCTCGCATTCGACATCATCGAGTACAATATCACCAAGGAGCGGTACATCAACGAAAGCGGGATGGAGGCGGTGTCACTCAACGAGGAACTGGTAAGGGAGCTTGATGCGAAACCCTGAAACTTCAGCCCCCATCCATACTCACGCACGGATGGGGGCTTCTTCATAACCAAAAACTAACCTGAACAAAAAATCTGATACAAAAACAAATATAAAAAAATCAAATTCGGCCGCGCACGGCTCTCACTATCCACCGTATGACGAAGAGGACGAATATCAGGCTGACGCCGATGGCGACACCTCCGACGTCCATCTTGAGCCGCTCCCACCTGTTCAGCTTCCTCTCCACCACCTTAGGCACTTCCTTATACTTAGACCTGAGTGCCTGAAGGGAGTCGGCCTTCGCCTTGTAGAAGTCCCTCTCGTTCCTGATGCCGCTGAACTCCCTCTCGCTGCGTCCGACAAATTCACGGTGCCACGTGTCCCTGCCTATCTCCTCCCCTCTCTCATTGACCCTGATTCTCACGGAATCCCTTATCCGTATTGAATCCCTGAAGCCGTAAAGATACCTCGTCTCGAATACGTTCCTCGTCGCCACGCTGTCCGTCCGTGCCTTGTACACGGTGTCGGTGGTGCGTGTCTCGACAGGGACGTATTTCGTCCCGCACCCGGAGAGCACCGTGATGACTGCGCAGATTACGATGCCCCATACATATCCCTTTATTTTATTCATAGTCCGTTATTCCACCATTATGTAAATACCCTCGTTCCTCGCCTCGGCATCCCTCATCAGGGCGTCAAGGCGCTCAAACTCCGTGCGCGACTCGGTGAGCATCCCCACCTTGGCGTTCCTCCCCACGAGGATGCAGCCCTCGGTGTCCCTCGCCGTGTTGCCGGGGTGTATGCGTATCGCCTCGAACCCCTTGACACCGCAGAGCAGGGGCATCCGTCTCCTGAACATCGGCGAGAAGGTGTATATCACCCGGTATCTTCCCGTTGGAATCGCCGTGATTCCCTTTTTCTTCACGTTCCTTACCTCGGCCTCCGTCATCAGGGAACTCAGCCCCCTGTCGGTGTCCTCGAGCGTGTCGCAGAAACGCTTTCCGTCCACGTACAGACGCCCTACCGTGTAGGTGTCCCTCCTTGCAATTCTCTTCACTCTCAGTTCCATTTTGTTTTCCTTTCCTTTTTATGGTTTGCATGTAAAATCAACGTTGAACTCACGAAGTGAGCCGCTCGCTGAAATCTATCTTGATTCTCTCATACACGGACTTCACTCTCATATAGGCTTTCTCCTCTATGAAGCTCTCCTTGTAGACCTCCGTCTCCACGGCGTCAGCCACCCAGTCTATCCATTCCTCCCTCGTGTAGAACCTCAGCTTGTGCCCTCCGTAAGTATAGAGGTCGAAGAGCGTGTTCCTCTCGTCGTGCAGGGTTTTCAGGAGCTGACGGATTTTTCTCCTCGTGGCTTCCCTGTCGGAAATGTGGTTTTCCGTCTTTACCTGCCTGATTACCCTTATCACGTCGTGCACGGAGAGGTTGAAGACTATGTTCGCCGTGTTCCTTATCCGGAGGATGGTCTCCGGCATCAGCCCCTCGGATATGTCCTGAAGTATGACTTTCTGGCTCTTCGTCTCCGAAAGCAGCTCGTCCATCATTTCAACGTTCCTGTCAAGCATCCTGTCTATCATTGACTTGAACCACCTGAAGCAGGCGATGCACAAGCCGGCTGACAGTACAAGGAAGAACCCTGCCGTCACCGCCATCATCCCGAGGTCGCTCACGGCTCTTGCCGTGTCCAGACTTTCCTTTACCATTTGCGCCGTCGTTTTAAATTAAAGTACCTTCTCCACGTATTCTCCTACGAGGTGTTTCAAGTCAAACGTGCAGTTGGGCAGGGACATCGTGCAGAGGTAGAGCTGTCCGTCGTCCTTGTAGTAGCGTCCCTGCACGAGAGCCATTCCGTACTGGAACTCTATCGCATCGGAGGAATTCCTTCCCCTGTCGTGAGTCCCCACTTGATCGTAAAGCTGGAGGGTGTAGATACTCGGCTGCCGCTCCTCAGCCACGGTATGGTCCCGCATTACCTTATAGAGGCAGCCGTTGAACCAGAGTCTCTCGCCCGTCTTCACCTGCCGTCCTATCCTCGACTTCCACGTCGGGAAGACGGCTGCGATTTTAACGGCATCCCCGTCGCTGATGGCGTCCGTCCTGATGTGCTTCTTTACTGCCTCGAGCACCTCGGCTGCCGTGGGTTCCTCGGCCACGGGCACGTAGATCTCTGGGATGTACTCCTCGTAGCCCGCACGGAGAAGCATCTCCTCGGTGGGGTTGGTAATGGTCATTCCCTCGAACTGTATGGAAATGCCGTCGTAGACTGTTCCGTCCTGTTTTCTGTACTGTTTCATATTGCTTGTTGTTTTTAAGATGTTAAATGGGAGATGTTAAATGGGAGATGGGAGAGTTTTCCCGTTTCCCTTTTCATATTTCATAAATCGTGTTTGAATATACTTCGACCGTTGCTGGCAGTCCGTCGAGCAGCACGAGTATCCTCCGCTTGAAGGAGCCTTGGTTGAAGTTTACCTTGACGGCGTAGAATCTCTCGTATCTGCTGTAATCCTGTGGCACTGCGCCTATCAGTCCCCAAGTGTAACTTGTCTCGGCGAAAAATCCCCTTGCGTTGGGCGTTGATGCCACGTTGCCTATTCTCGGGAAGTACCTGCCGTTTGCCCCGATTGCCTGCGACGGAGTATCTGCCCAGAGTCCCCTCACAACCTCGTTGCCCACCCTTCCGGCAGTGTACTGGTAGAGTATCACGTCCCTGAGGGCGTTGCCGGGGTGGCTGCCCTTCCGGGCGAAGAGCGTGCGCATCAGGCTGCCGTTGGACACGATGTCCTCCATCTTGGCGACGGGATAGACCGTGGGGTTTATCTCTGCGAAGGGCTTCTCGAGAAACTTCTCCTCGGTGATGTCCCTCGCGCTCATCCCGTCGGGTCCGAGGGTGTAGAGGAGCTTTCCGGAGTTGTCGTAGTAGGCGAGCACGACGAGACCGTTCACGAGTCCGAACCTTATGTTTACCTTTCCCTGTGGGTTGAGCACCTCGAGGACGCCGTTCTCGGCCCTGACGGAGCCGCGTCCCTGATTGAGGGTCTCGAGCGTCCGCGCCCTGATGAGCTTCGCGTTTACCATTCCGTGCTCATCCACGAGAAGGTTGTCCTCGCCCCTCGAGTTCCTTATCACGAAGTTGTCGGTGGTGGCTATGAATTTCTCAAGGTCGATGTCAAGGCCCGACCGTTTGAGTGCCTCCCTCGTGTCTGGGTCTTTCCACGCCGTGGCCACGGTTCCTTCCTCGAGCTGGATGTCCCTGATCCTGACCTCGCCGTTGCGCACGAGCCGGATGGAAACCTCAAGATACGGGCAGGTAGTGTCGGGCACTTGTATCTGGAACGTGTATTGATTCCATTCGGAATTGGACAGCAGCTCGAATGACTGTTCGGGCAGCCATTGCACGCGGGTGTTCATCGTCCTGTTCAGGCAGGCGTTGATTCTCATCCCCCTGTCGGGCGTGGTGGCGAGCTGGGCGCGGAATGACAGGGTGTAGACGCCCCTGCCGTTGATGCGTCCGACGAAGAAAAGCCCGCCCTGCGTGTCGGCCGTCTGCCCCGCCGCTTTGATGTAGGCGCAGCGATAGCCGGCTGTCAGTTCGATTCTCTTCTCGCTCAGCGTTCCTCCCCAGATGGTCGTCGTGTCGGTCTCGATGGTGAGGTTCTCGCTTCTCAGGCTTGCCCCCTTGAGCAGGTTGATGCCCGAGAACCTGCGCTGCGTCAGCTCAACGGAAATTCTGTCGGCCTGCTGTCGGATTTGGCTCACGGAGGTGGTGAGGGACGCATTCTCGCTCTCAACCTTTTCCACGCGCTGCCGTATCTGCCCGTTCTCGGCCGTGATGCTTGTGAGCACGGCCTGCGTATTGACCGTGAAGACGAGCTGCTTCTCGAAGGTGTTTCCATCCGCGGTGACACGGAGGTTCACGTAGCCGGTGGGGACGGACATCCCGTCCCTCCGGGCGAGGGTGGTTATGATGACCTTTCCGCTCTCGAAGCGCGCCGTGCAGCCCTCGAGGCGTGTGATGCTCACGGACGTGGGCTGGATTACGGACGAGCCTCTGCGCACCGTGAGCGCGGCGGGCTTCCCACTCGGATTGACGGCTGTGCCGTTGATGTCGGTCTCGAAGACTATTTCCGAGGGAGTGAGGTCCACGGAGTAGGCGTCCGTGCCGTTGTTTCCGTCTTTTATGAAAGCCGTCGTTTTCAGCGTGATGTCGCTTCCGTTTTTCCCCACCACTTCACCAAACAGCATACATTCAGCGTTTCCCCTGTCGGTTACAATGCCTTCGAGATAGGCCGTGTCTCCAGTGTTGAAATCCCTGACGTTGGCGATGGCGTTCCATGTTTCCCTGCGCCCGGACTGTGCATAGACTTCCCATTTCGCACTGTCATATTTACGGACGTGCGTGTCGAGTTTCCTCACGGCAGAAGATTTCCCGTCCCTGCCGTCGTGTATCGAAGTGATTGTTATCTGTCCTCTTGCAAGTATCATATTGATGTGAAATGTGAGAGGGGAAATGGAAGATGTGGAAAACTTTCCCATTTCCCGTCCCTTCTTACTTCTTCGTTATCTCGCACACGAAGGTGGCCTTGCCGCTGATGTCGGCCGCCCCCACGGTGAGGGGGTTGCCGGCCTTGGAGGGCGACGTGGTTCCGTTGAAGTTGGAGGGCTTTCCGGAGGCGTCGAGCTTCATCCACGCGTAGGTGAACTTACGGCTCGGCTCGGGCGTTGCCTCGTCCTCCACCTTCGTTCCTCCCTGCCATACGCGGGCGTTTACGGTGGTGGAGCCAGTGCCGTTCACTATCTTGTCGCCCGTGGGGCAGTAGAGTTCGAGCACGTAGGGGTCGGTGAGGTCCTGGAAGGTAACGATCTCCTCCGCCGTCGCCGCCGCGTCGCTGCCCCCGGCGTCGGTGGCCACGCACTTGAAGGTCTGAAAGTTGAGCACGTCGTCGGGCTTCACGGTGAGAACCGCCCCGTTGGAGCGTCCCGACGCCACTGGCTTCCACACACCTGTCCTGATGTCGAACTGCGTCCACGCATAGCTCACGTTGGTAGTGTCGGGCGTTCCCCCGCGCACGGCCTGCGCCTTTACCGTGAGGTCGCCCGCTACGGACTTGTCGAAGATGTTGCCCTTGGGGCAGGTGAGCACCACTTGGAAGAGTGCGCCCGATGACTCGTTGCGCACGACCGTGAACGAGCCTCCGATCTTGGAGACGATGTTGTCCTCGTCGGCGTAGTCGGCTTCGAAGGTTACGTTGAGGTTGCCCGTGAGGTTTACCTTGACGGTCAGCCTGCCGTCCGCCCCGACCACGTATGAGGTGTTGGAGTTCGACGCCGTGAAGGCCGTGCCGTTGATGGTGTACCTCACGTTCGTACAGCGCGCCAGATGGTCGTTGGGGTCGCCCGTCTCGTACACCCTCGGGGTTATGACGTTGTTCGCCGACGGGTACGCCGGGCTGAACTTGTGGGTGTCGGGGTTGTAGTGCTGCGAGAACCCCTGCGACGCCGTGAAGTAGACCTGCACGGACTTGGCGTCGTTGAGGTCCACGATCGTGATTTGATTTCTTGCTGTTGTTGCCATTGCTTTATAATTTTAAATGTGAGATGTTGGATGTGAGATGTTGGATGTGAGAGTTTTCCCATTTCACATTTCCCATTTCCCATTTCCCGTTTCCCATCTCACATCGTGAGTATGCAGTCGAACGTGGCACGCTTGAAAACGTCCTGCGCGCTCACGGTAAGCGTCCGTCCGAATCCCCTGTGCCGTCTGTTCCATTCCGTGTCGTACTCCGGGTTGCCGCTGTCCCTTGTCCACGAGAAGTCCCCGGGCTTGAACCTTTCCGTTATGTCCTCGTTGCCTTTCCACACGTATGCCGTGAGCGTTGTCGATCCCTGTCCGTTGCGGATGATGTTGCCTCCCAATATCTGGACGGATACCGGACTTTCTCCTTTTGCCACCTGCCGTTTCCACTGGCTGCTGCTTTCGGACGGCTCCTCCGTGGCGAGCTGCCCCTTTGGGACGGTGCAGAGCCACGTGGAGCCGTCGTGGGTAACGCTGTCGTAGTGCCCGTACCGTCCGTCGGGCTGCCAGTCGCCGAGGTAGGTCACCATCGGGGAGGTTGCACCCGAGCTGCTCTGCACTGTCAGGTATTGGGACGAGATTACACATCCCTTTGGAGATAAATGTATCACACGGTGGGATGAGAGGTCGTAGCCGTTCACTCCGTCGTACATACTTATCGCGGGAGCTTCCGTTCCCTCGGTCAGGATCATTATCAGACTCTGACGCTCCCCGTCCGTCTGAGAACCCTCCTGAACGATGCTGTCTCCGGCCTGTGGAATATCCATTGCTCCCTCGTCGTAGCCTATGCAGCTTATACGTCTTCCCCCATATTCCACCTCCACGGAGAGTGAGTTCGAGAGGTCTATGTAGTTCAGCGTCTTTCCGTCCACTTCCTCCGTGCCCGTGCCCACGCACAGCCTCCAGTAGTGCCTGTTGCCCACGTTCTCATAGACGCCCTCCTTGATGTTGAACGTCTGGCAGCGAACTTGGTCTCCTATCTTGAACTTGTTTATGGTCCGGGTCGTTCCGTCGTCGGCTATCATATAGCAGCGGTAGGCGAAAGGCTCGCCGTCGGTCGGCTTCCCCTGACTGTCTGTCGCCGCGACCCTGTATATCTTCCCGCCTGCGCCGGAGAACACGAAGTTGCCGCCCACGTATGAGAGTTCCCTGATCTCGAGCGACTGGAACACGGCCTTTACCCTCGCCGAGAGGAAATCCGTCTCTATGTGTCCCCGTCCCTTCTCGTCCGTCCAGAAGCCGAAATCCCTGCCGTTGATGCCCTGCTGGAACGATTTCCCGAAGATGCTTGATAATACGGCCTTTCCCTGTGCGGTAATGGAGTAGTCCTTACCGAGGATGACGCCCTTGAGGAAAGTGATGAGATCACGGGCGGTGTCAGGAGCGTTCTTACGGAGGAAACGGTCATCAACGTAGTTTCTCACTATGCTGTATGCCTGCTCTCCGTTGATTCCCCCTCCGCTGAAATTGCCAGAGAGGATGTTGCTCACATCCTCCTTCAACTGCGAGATTGTTCCCTTGATGGCTTGGTTTCCGAGTGTTATCTCCTGTATAATAGGATAGTCGAGTTTCGTTACGAGCTTGATAACTCGTGTGGAGAGCTTATAGCCAAAGCCGTCATCATAGGTTACTTTCTGCCCGATATGGAGGTTAGGATTCTTCCTTGCGAACTCTACGGGATTGGAACGAGTTGTATAGTTGTTCTTGTCCTTTGTCCTGTCTTCTATGGTCTTGATGGTGCGTGCAGCGAGTTCCTCCTGTGCGAGCTTTGTCTCGTACTCGCCCATTACGATGTTGAACAGCACAACGATGTTGCAGGTGAGGTCTGGAAGAGCCTTGCCGTGCGGTATCAGTCCGTCTTCCTCATTGGTAGGGATAATAGTGTCGCCGCTCTGATACATCTTAATCTTGTAGTCGCCCTTAAGCACGGACACTCCACTGTCTCCCTCGGATGAATTGGCCGAGATTGAGTGGCTGTTTTCCTCGTGGTAGTACAACTCGAAGCCGTCCTGTCCACTCGGCTGTCCGACCAAAGACTGTGTGAGGGCGTCATACTTGTTGTTCGTGGTATGCGTGTTTACCTTGAACGTCCCTTTTAACTCATAGCCCTGCAAGACCTGTTTCTTCCTGTCGAGGTCGTAGTCATACCAGTAGTGGGTAATACCGTTGTCGGTGGTGGTGTTTACGAGTGTCTTTCTCGTGTCCTTTGTCGTGGTGCAGTATGCAAGGCGCATATACCACACTGTGTATATCTTCTTGTTCCCCTTGCTATCCAGTTCATACTCGCCCGTGGTGTCGTTCTTCAGATACCTTGTGCGCTTGCGGATATTGTAGGCGTAAAGGTCGATATGAGGAAATATGTCATCAAAGGAGAGGGCAAGTGTCTGCTTGATAGCGTTGCTTGCCTCAAACTGTGCCTTTGTGATAACCTTTCCATCTGTACCGATGTAAATGCAGCCGTCAGGGTACTTGGTGGTATCAAGCCCCAAACGTGCGAGGGTAGCAACGTTTCCTGTTCCTACCTGCGCCTTGCGGCTCATGTTCTTTGTCGAACCCTGCGGATAGAAGCAGTTGTAGTAATCTTCCTTACTCTCGCTTACCGATGCTGTCTGGATATTATCGTGGACTTTGAGCAAAGGAACTTCCTCGCCTAAGTTGATGGCTATCTGCCCGAAATAAAGGCAGCGATGCTCCCATGACAGATGCCACTCGCAGCTGTTGTCCTTGCAAGCCTGTGCGATAGAGGAAAGAACGGAGAGTATGTCATTTGAAGATACGGAGAAACTAACAGAGCCGTCCACCGTGCCGCAAAGGGTGTAGGTAAATTTCTTGTTATCGTCTGTGATGTTAAAGGCTTCATTGATAGCCTTGCAGACGTATTCAAGTGCCGTAACCGTCAGCCCATCAAACGACCATTCCTGTTGTTTTAAGTCGTTCTCCACATACAGAAACGGCACACGACTAAGCCACATCAAAGGATGATGGAAACTTATATCATACTTAAAACCCTTATCTGTCTCTGAAGGGGTGTAGGCATTGAGTAAGCGGTATTTCAGTCCGTCTTCAAATGGGACAATATACGACCCGGCAGGAATAGTGAGTTTTACATCACTTTCCCACGAGAGTTTCACGAAGTCTGACTTGCTCAACTCTTGCTCATGCTCGGCACTCTCTGTAAGGATTGCGTCAAGCAGCTTCTTACCGTCTATGTCGTAGATAACCATATAGGCAAAGATAGCAAGAAGAGATAGGACAAGAGAAATTAGAGAAAATAGAAAAGCCACAACGATTTTGTTGTGGCAAATTAGCTATTCAGGGTCTATACCAGCCGTGTATGACAGGTATTCAGCCATCATTTGCTCGGCTTCCTCTTTCGATACGGGATTGTCTAACCAGTCGGGATAATCATCTTCATTAATGGACATTATTTTGTGGTGGGGTGGTTAGCCCCACCGTTACCTTTATTTCAGTTTATTTTCAAGGTCTGAAATTCGCTTGTAAAACCCTGCTGTATGTGGTGATGCACCTAATTTCAGAACCGTAAAATCCACGTGAATGGTAATCATGTCGGAAGTGCAATCATAACCGTTTCTTATAAAGGGCAAAACGTTGATTTACCTGTTGTTGTAAAGCCTATTACCAATTATATAGGTATGCCCGTGATTGATTTCGGAGTAGATTTACCAACAATAAAAGGAAAGGAGACATCAATGTATAATGCTTCATACGACAATAGAATCGATTACGTAGACCAAACGCTGACATACCCCGTCTATCATCGTTACTATTTTGAAAATGGTAAATTGCAAAATGTTCTTTCAGAAATTGATATTCCAAGTATAACGGGGGGATATGGTACTTTTTTCATACAGGTTACAAAAAGTTTACGAGAAAGATATACATATTTAGATTCATACAAGGGGCAATATCAAACTATCTATCTTTTTACTTTTAAGAATAAGTATTACATTGGAGCACGAGATGCTGGTGGAAATGGTGGTTGGTACGTGTATTATGCAAAAACATTAGACGAAATAAAAGAAAAACTTGATATTCATCCATCTATTTCTATTTAAGAAAGATGTAAGGGTAGCCATTAAGACTACCCTTTATTTATGCTGCCTTGTTTTCTCGGATAAGGTCGAAGATTCTATGTAACTTGTTGATTCAAAAGCTAAACGCATTTTTGCGTTGAGTATTTTACAATCGATTCTTCGGATTCGGCTCAACAAAAGCCAACCCAATTTTTGCAAATGTCCTTTCCGTGTTCCGTGCAAAGGTGCAGCTCTTTCCCGTGTATTTAAGATGATACACATCGGGGCTGTCGGCAGGTACTTGTATTGTAACGTTCCCTGCTCGCATGACTTCCTTAAATGCCTTGTTCTTTATCGTGAAATCGGCTGCGCTATTTCCTTGCATCGTGAAGTTGAGCGTAAGGCTCCGCTCGTTCACTTTGGGAATGACATCAGCGTACTGCACACCGTCCTTTGTCCGGTCGTTGTTGGTGATGTACTCTTTCAACGTATCATAGCTGTTAATCGTATCAAGGAAGTTATCCCCCATTCTCACGCCCCACTCTTCCAGAGCGTCCTTTCCGTTAATCAGTAATTCTGCCATTGTTACATATCCTTAATTTGTTTCTTAATATCCGACACGTCGCTGCTCATAGACTTGATAGCCTTGCTCATAGCAGTGGTGTCCTCGTGTATGCCCTGCAACTCAATATAGGAGTTTGCCTGTATTGTCCTCAACTCGTCTGCAATATTCTTTGTCTCCATCTGCACGGCCTTGAAATCATCTATCTTCGCATTCGTAAGGGTTATGATGTCCTTTATCTGGTCTCGTGTGATATTCCCTGCCGTAGTGAGCGCAACGATGTTGCTCGCCTGCTCGTAGGTAATTTCCGTAACACCGTTAGCTGTTGCTTTCTGCGACTGGCTGCCGCTTCCAAGTCCGAGTTCTCCGAAGATGGCGTTCCGTGCATCAATCCCCATCTTTACGATGTCGTTCCAACTCTCAAAATCAACGCTCTTTCCTGTTTCCTTGTCCACGTATGAGCCGCCCGTCTCCTTGAGTTTCCTGATTTCCTCGGGGTCGAGCTTCTTGTCCGATTCCATATAACCGGCAAAAGCCTTGTACCATTTCTCTATCAACGGCTTGTACTGGTTCGAGACAAGCGCACCTATGACAGCCTTGCGCATATACCCCTCAAAACTCTCGGCGAAACTCTCGGCGTCCGATTCCATATCAAGGAGCGCATTCTCGAAATCGCCCACGATGCTGTCGAATGACGAGGATGTGAGCTTCTCCAACACCTGCGTCTCGAGTTCCTCAAGCTGCTTGTGATAGCCTATGTACTCGTCCATAAACTGGGCGGCGTCCTTGTATCCGTCATCCGCAAGCGACTTTATCCTCGAGTATATCTCCGGAAGCTCTCTTGCGACCCTCGCCATTTCCTCGCTCGTGAGGTTGAAGAAGTTGCCGGCGTTTCCTACTTTCTTTCCGAGAAGGCTGCTTATCTGCTGCCAGTAGTCAGTTCCCCTAAGGTCTCTGTCTATCGCCGAAGCTGAGGAGTGCTTTCCTCCGAATCCCTTCTTGTGCGAGCCTGCCGAGCGTTCCATCATTTCCTGTGTATTGCTCTCGGCCTGCGCAAGCCGCTTCTTCTGCTCCTCGTATATTTCCTGAGCATTCGCAACTGCGCCTTTCTTCATTTCATCGGAAAGCGCATCTATGGAGTTCATAAGAGCCTCGTTCGATGAGGTAAGCCGTTCGATGTCTTTTTCAAGATTCCTGTCGCTGTCAGCCCCACCTCCGAAGAGATTCAGCCCCGCATTGACTATATTGCCGATTGCGCTGACGCCCTTTGCGGCGGCACCCACGAAATTACCGCTCTCGAAATCCTTTATTGCCCCGAGCGCATCGTTGGAGGCATTTGCCATATCCTCGACCCCCTTGAAAAATGCACTGTCTCCGTCCACTCCGAGATTTGAAAGGAGGTTCGGCATTTCCTGAATGTTGGCGTTGATTTTTTCAAAACTCTCTATGAATCCTTGCAGTTTTTTGGAAATGTTATCGAGGAACTTGTTGAGCTTGCCCTGCGCATTGGCTGCATCGGTGTCCGCCTTAATCTTCTTCTTGTTTGCCGATACAAGGGCTATCTCGCTCTCTGCGAGTTTCTCCATAGCCTTACGCACGTTCCTGTATTGCTCGCTGTCCGTGCCGTACTTCCTCTCCACCTCACGAAGAATGGCGTCGGTGTTGGAAGCCGTGATGTCTCCGTCATACTTCACGCCCGTGCGTTCAATAGCCTGTCTTGCGTCATACTGCCTGCCGAACAGTCTCGTCTTGGCAGCTGCCTGACTGTTCATTGCATCGGTCTGCCGCTGTATGGCGTCTGCGGCTTCCATCTCGAGCTTTCTGCGCTCTCTTGCGTGCTCCGTGGTAAGGCTGAAGAATGGGTTCTGCCTGTCTTGTGCTTCGATGATAGCGTCGTTTACCTTTCCTATCTGCTCCACGGCAGACTTATAGCCCTCGATGTCGAGATTGTCGGAATTGAGCATTTCACGCAGCCTTGCCTTGATTTCCTCGAGCCTGTCTATCGTCTGATTTCCCAAGTCTCCGAAAACCTCTTCCCAGTTCAGTCCGTCTTTCTCGTTCTTTATATCGAAGTCGGACAAGGCTTTCATTTTCTGCGCATTGAGGGAGAGACGCTCGCCCTCTGTCCTTGCATCGGCTATCTTCCTCTCATACTCCTCTGCGATGGCAAGACGCTGCTGCTGTACCGAGCCGTACTCTTTCAGGTAGGCCGTGAGTGCGTCTCTCCGTTCCTCCATCCATTTTCCCTGTTGGCTCTCGTATTCACGGTCAGCCTTGCCAATCATCGCCTGAATGTAGCTTTCCTCGTTCTCGCCGAGTTTCACGGCCTTGTAACCTTTCTTTCCCTCCTCGGTGTCGGAATAGACCTTAGTCTTGTCGGTGTTGTTCAGATCCCAGTCTTTCTTGTTCTCCTCGTACTTAGCCTTTTGCATTTCATCAGCCTGCTTCCGTATCTGTCGGATGGTCTTGTCATACTGGAGTTGGTATTCAGCCCGTTCTCTCTCTCCTGCGTCGGTTATGGATGCTATTCTCTCTTCCTCTTTCGCCTCTGCTGCCCTGATAAGGTCGTCGTCCGCCTTTATCTCGGCCTCGATGTTTCTCTCGAAGAGGGTTTCACGCTTGCGTGCAGCTTCCTCGGCTTGACGTTGGCGTTCCCGAGCTTCCTGTTCTGCCTTATGTCTTGCCTGCTCTGCCTTACGCTGCTTCTCGTTTGATTTATTTCTTGATGAATTGCGTGTTTCAATATTGCCACCCAATGCCCTGAATCTCGACTCTGCAACCTTTACAGCCTCCTCTGCCTCTTTTCTTTCCTTCGATGTGTGTGCCGATTTATTTCTATCTATCTCGTTGAGTTTCTTTTTAGCATTTAGATATTCCTTTGAGGCATTGGCATATTCGTCTTGTAAAGTAAGAGGTTTGTTCTTCTTCACACCCGAAAGGGTCTCAAGAGCCTTTCCCAACAATCCCTTTGCTCCATCATATTTTACCGAAAAGAACAGAGGAATGGTCGTAACACCAGTTATGGCCAAATTGTCCTTCATTGCCAATATGTCATTGAGAAGCGACTGTTTTTCCATAGCCTCAAGTTTCAACGACATATTTAAAGGGTCTTTTTCTTGTTCCTTCCTTAAGTCGTCCAATTCCTTTTCAGCATTACTAACAAATGTGTCTATCTGTGCTTTTGCATTGTCATAGTTGATACCATCATTACTGTCCTGTAAGCCTTCAATCATAGTCATAGCTTCAGAATAGAAATCAAGGATATGCTGCCTTGCCTCAACATTACCTTCGGCTTCCTTCAGCTTTATCTCGTAAGGTTTATTATTTTCCTCTATCTCTTTTCTGATAGTGTCCATCTGCCCTAACTTTCCGTTAAGAATATCAAGCTGAGCATTGACCTCATTTAGTTCGTTGGCAGTAGATGCCATATTCAGAGCATCTCCTTGAGTCAATGATTTGGAATTGGCATAAAGTTCTATTGTTCCCTGAAGTTCTTTCTGCTTTTCTGTCAAATCTTCAATTTCTTTTTGCACATTCTTGTACTCAATCTCATTCATACTTTTGTTGAGTTCCTTTTGTGCTTCAGAAGTTTCAAGTGCTGCAATCTGCTGCTGCGTGTACTTTTCCGTCAGTTCAGGAGCTATTTCCTTGAGTTCTTTATATGCACTCAAAGTATCATATTCTGTTGAATTTTGATCCTTAATAATACCTATAAGGTCATTTATTTTTTCTTTTCGCTCATCAAGTATTTTTTTCTGCTCCTCCATAGCCTCATTGGTCTTCCTGACTGCTCTCTCCTTGGCAGATTCAGATGTAACAAGTTTATAAGAAGCATAAGCCACTCCAACTATTGCGGCAGCTATCCAAAACACGGGACTTGCAAGCATTGTGGTATTGAGTGCCGCCGTTTTTGCTTTCAGAATATCTGTTATCGTTCCAAGTAATGTGGTATGTTTTATCGAAGAAAGACGATTCAAGGCTTGTATTTTCTCGAGTGCAATATTCGCCACCAATGCAGCCCTGTAAACTCCGTAAACGGTTGCCACTCCCATTATGATTCCTCCGACGGTCTCGTAGTTCTCCACGAGATAAGTACCAGCCTTGACGGCAGACATAACTACCCCCTCGCCCTTTGAGCCTATCTCGTTGAACATATTATCGAAGCTCTCTTGCAGCATGGAAATCTGTCCGTTGAGCGTCTTTGCGCCCTCTGATGCCATGCCGTAAAACTTGCCACCTGCTGATGTTACGGATATGAAAGCGTCCTGTACCATCTTAGAAGTGATAGCACCCTTAGACATTTCTTCTTTCAATTCACCTATGGATTTGCCAGTCTTGCGTGAAATTTCCTCCAACGGATTGAATCCGGCATTGACCATTTGCATAAGGTCTTGCCCCATCAATTTTCCTGCGCTGCTCATCTGCGAGAAAGCGAGTGCAAGGGAATTGAATTTGCCAGTATCACCCATTGAAATATCCCCGATGGCTTTCAAGTAGTCGATTGACTTCTCCGCCTCGATACCGAAAGAGGTCATCATCTGCACCGCACCGACCATGTCCTTTGTGTTCAAAGGCGATGCAAGGGCGTACTCTTTGATTTGCCCCATTATTTTATCCAATCTTTCTTGGCTTCCACCCAGCAACACTTTGAGTGATGTTTCCATACTCTCAAACTCGGCACGAACGGAGATAATACGGCTTGCAAGTTCTTTCAGCCCTATGCCACCCATAACGGTAGCTGCAATTCCTTTCATCTTGGAGGAAAGCAAGTTCATTGTCTGCGCCGTTCCTCCTCCTTCCTGCCGGAATGCCTTGTACTCATCATTCAGCCTTTTTACGAATAGGCGTGCGGTTGCCTGCTCTTGGGTAAGGCTGAATAAGGCGGCTTTCTCCTCTTCAAGCGCACGTTTGGCGGCTTTCCATTCGGCAAGTTTTCCGTCTGCCGACATTGGGCTGTACTTCTTTGCATCACGGTAGGCTTCTCCCAACCGCTTTACATCAGCTGCAACATCTTTGACTACCGCTTTCTGTGCGATAATCTTCTCCGTGAAGTCATTGACACCCTGCGAGGCTGCAAAGATTTTCTGCTTGAAATCGGTCTCCATTGTGGCGGAAGCCTGCGCAATCCTACCTGTTACGTTGCCTAACTCCTTGGAGGTCTGCTGTAACTTGTTATTAAGATTGTTGAAAGCAGTAGGATTCTGAATAGCATCAGTACCTTTAATCTCCTGCTTCAACTTTGCAATTTCATCTCTGAGTTTCTGAACTTTCTCCCACTCAGCATTTATACGGAATGATAACTGCGGCATATCTAATTCTAATTTTATAATGTATATTTCCCAAAAATACCCATTATAAATTAGAAGCGTGTATATCATTTTCCATTATAAGCCACAACGTTTTTATTGTGGCAAAAAGGCACAAAAAAGGGCTGCTTACCAAATGGTAGGCAGCCCTTTGAATATTGTATGTCGAATCATATCACCTTGTAATGGCTCTCTGTGCTGTTATAATCAATCTGCTCGGTGAGCAAGTCCATGATAAGTTGATTTATCGCCACGTAGGCATTGGACAGTTTATCATCGAACTGCTCATTGTGGCAGAAGATTTTATCGTGAACCTTACCTAATTTGTTGAAACACTCGTCCAAATTCTTCTTGCAGTCGAACAATGCTGCCGTTTCTTTGCTTAGCACGATGGTACGTGCCGTTTTAATATCTTCTGTTGCCATAATATTCAATCGTTTATAATCGTTAGTGAAAGTTTAATCTGTAATAAGTTTATGCTGCGTTCATAATATGATGCAGAAACGCTCTGCCTTTCTCTGTCCAAACGGTGGTGGTGTTCGTGCCTATACTGCCGTCATTGCGTGTAAATTGGTGCGTGCGTGGCTTTGTGTAGCCCTTGCCGCAATACTTTGCCGTGAGTAGCCACTGCCCCGACTGCTTGAACATGATACCCTTTTCTTTGAGTATCTTGTGCAGTTGCTCTGCCTCTCGCAAGCCGAGTTCTTTGCTCATCTGTGTAGATGTGTAGGTATTCACTGATTGCAGCACCTCATCTACATACTGAACTTTGGGGGCTTGCTGCTTTATCTCTTGCTCTTGCAGGGCTATGCGCTCTTTGGCTTGCTCTAACATCTGCTGGTGCTTGGTGATGGTCTGCTGCGCAACCTGCAACGCTCTTGCCATAATAAGTTCGGGCGTGTCCTCTTGGGTGGTGGCAATGTAGCCGCCTGTCTTGCGGATAGAGGGCAGTACTTCTGATGTTACCCATTTGCGAAATTGTCGTGCTTCGGGCTTACGACTATCGAGTATCACATCATACAAACCGTCTTCATTCACAAACAACGCTTGTTGAGTTCTTCCGAGGCTGTCTGTGATGGGGTGTTTTGAAACAACCTCATCGTTAAGTCGTTAATTTACAAACTTTGTCGTAAGTCCTAAAGCCTTGCACACATCTAACAAACAAAACAAAGGATTGTCTGCACTGCCAGCAGTTCGGATTGCGCCAAATTGCGGATTGTTGAAAACTTGGATAGCGTTTTTGTTGCTGTTAGCAAAAGATTGATTACCTTTGCTGTCGAAATTCTGAATTGTATTATTCGTGTTCATTGTTTCACGTTGGGCGGTGCTGTAACACTGCCCTTTTTGTTTATAAAAACAGGGGCAAAGATTAAAGGTGTCTAAAGTGGTAACATACACCTAAAATCAATACCCCTAAATTTCTTCTCTATCGCTTGTTACCACACGAGCGACTTTCTGATACAAAGGTAGATATTAAACAGATACGTTGCAACCCCTTGATTTGTAGCGCATTTTTACTTGTTCGCTTCAAAATCCACAAGTGGACTTTTTGTAAGGGATATTTAACTATTTCAATACCTACCTTTAAGATAAATTATGCCATTCTAATAAGGTTTACAATCTTGAAACAACGATAACTTTGCTTTTCGCTATCATAATACACTTGTACGCTGTCATTCTTCTTACGGTTCTCGCCCGAAGTGGCAGGTATCAAGTCTTCTCTAAGAGTACCCCAAGCGGTTCTTATCTCGCCCGAAAGTTTCTCGTAATAGAATTTCACTACACCTTTCTTCATTGCCTTGCGTAACTTGAAGAGTGTCCAGACTTTGTGCATTGCTTCTGAAAGACTGATGCCGTAGGTCTTAACCAGTTGCCAACTCTTCTTCATCAACTCGCTTAATTCACTTCTAAATGTTGTTGCCATAATCAAGTCGCTTAACCGTGATGCGTAGGGCTGAAATAATCGTTTGTTTCTAAATCATATTGCAAAGGTAAATAGAATTATTTACATAAATAAGGAAAAGGGTAATAAAATTATTGCTATTAACATTATTTAGTAAATAGTTCTATTTACATTATGTATAAATGCCTATCTTTGCAATATGAGGATAAAGGAAATACTAAAAGAAAAGAATATGACGCTTCAGGAACTTGCAGACAAGATGGATGTAAGTCGCCAAGCGTTGAGCCGCCAAGTAGGAGGGAAGTTGCTTGTCGAAAAAGCAGAAGAGATTGCTTGTATGCTTGATGTCCCTATGTGGCAGTTGTTCGCTTCATCCGAAGAAGTGGCAGGGAGTGCAAACTTCGTGGCTCTAATTAAGGATGGTAAGAATATCTATCATGCCGATAGTTGGAAAGACTTGGAAGAACTTGTAAACAATAGGAAATAATGGGAATACTATTTCGCAAGCGTATTAAAATAGTTAAAGGCGTACACTTGAATGTAAGCAAAAGTGGCACAAGTCTATCTGTTGGACCACGAGGAGCAAAGGTTACAATAGGAAAGAAAGGTATTTATACAAATGTAGGAATACCGGGAACTGGATTATATGCAAGACAAAAGATAAGTGGTGCAAAAAATATTCCATATAGAGATCTGAAAAGGCAACAAGAAAATGAAACTATAAATGCAAATCCTTTACGCTTTCTTGTTATTTTCGTTTCGCTTTTTCTATCTGTCATTTTACCAACATTCGGCAATGCTTCTTGGTGGTGGTTTCCTTTGTTGTCAATAGGTGGTATAATTATAGGCTTGTGTATTCCTAACCCTAAAGAAAAACATTCTGTTGACATTGTAAATGACGAACCGTTACAAAATGACATTGTGGAGAAAGAATATGAAAAACCAACTTTAAAATTAAAAGAGGGAGATATATCTAAGGTGCAAAATATAATCAAGTTACTAAATTTTGACCCATGTTTTTTAGATGCTGCACGTCTTGTCATTTCCACGCGGCAATGTTCTACAAGTACAATACAAAGGAGATTTAGTATTGGATATAATCGGGCAGGGAGAATAATTGACCAACTTGAACAAATTGGAGTTGTAGGAATTGCGACTGGCTCTACTCCAAGAGAGGTCTTGCTTTCAGATGAAAATGCACTTATGGAAGTAATATCTAATTTAGATGTTGCGAAATTTAAGAAACCAATACAAACAGAACCTTTCACGGAAACAAATCATTTTGAGGAATGTTCACGCTTGATTGGTCTTGGAATTAACTTAGAAAAGGAAAAGATGATAGATGAAGCTATAAATGTTTATGAAAAGGCGATTATTCCACAATTACCTGTAAAACACCCATACGAAAGATTGGCAATCTTATACAGAAAACGCAAGGACTATGTAAATGAAATTAGAGTTATAAAGATTGCTATTAGTGTTTTTATGAAAGAGAATGAAAGAAGAGCAGATGTTGCGTGTAATACAGATAGTTCTCTCCACGATATGGTTATGCAGGCACTTGAAACTAACGAGAGTATAAGATATGAAGATGGGAAATGGGCTTTTGTTCAATATGATGTTATGGAATTTATAACTCGCTTAGAAAAAGCAAAGAAATTATTAAATAATCAAAATAACTAAAGGTATGGGTGACTTAAATCTATTCGCAATCTTGCTGATAATCTTTGGCATATTGCAGATTATCCTATTTTTCAAGTTATGGATAATGACAAATGATGTGAGGAAATTGACGGAGCATATTTGCTTTGAAACACCTAATATATCCGACGTTAAAAAAGACGTTGTGGATAATGAAATTAAAGATAAGAGAAAAGAATATGACCCAAGACTTGATGCTGTAAAACCGGGAGATAAAGTTGAGTCTATTTTTGACGGTCGTGAGTTGATAGTAGATTCAATAAAAGATGATAAGTTCTTTTGTAAGACTGGTTCTTTTTCAGGATATAGATATTTTGAGAAAAATGAAGTAAAATACATTGAAAAGGGTAGCCGTTAATTTTGGCTACCCTCTTTTTTATTTCAGCTCGTCAAACTTGCCCCCGAACATCTCGCTGTCCGATACTTCTCTCTCGACCTCCCCGAAAGCCTCGTGCTGTTTGTCTTTCTGCATGATGACAAGGTTACGGTAAGGAATAATATTAACTACTTCATCATACGTCAGATGCAAGCTATCCACGAATGACGCTATTTGCCCCAAAAGGGTGCGGTTTCCGACTATCTCGGACTTGCTGCCAGCAGGCTTGCGTTCCTCGTCAAACTGGCAGCTTTCAAGAAAGGGTTGATACCCACCAAATCAAAAGCGGAAGAAAGCGCATCTACGACCTCTTCAAAAGTACCCTCTTGTAATTCCTCGCTAAGGGACAAATCGCCTTTCACAAACCACGAGAGAGCCTGTGCGTATGCTTTACAGTCCTTTGCTGATAGGAACATCTCCTTTAATGTCCCTTTGTCTTCTAAATCCAAATTACTGATACAAGAGATAGCCCCTGCCATCTTCTTGATTGTCGGAGGTTTAACAGGGTAGGCTTTGTTGTTCACATATACAAGGATGTAATCTGCACCGATAATTGCATCAGAAATCAATTTACTTGCTTTGCTCATAATGAAAATAATTAAAAGGGGGTGGAGGTGGTCTAATGCCACGTTCCACCCCGATGTTATCCTAAAATCTTCTTAGCTTAACCCACCTTTGAGCCATCGATGAGATACTCGCTTTGCAGTCCAGATACGCCCGTAGCCATAGCTGTGGCCGTGATGCCCAAGCCTACATTCTTGTTCTGTGTGTCTGCCTTTGCCTTGATAGAGGCTTTCGGGAACACGATGTAATTGCCAGTCTTGGTGAGACCGACAAAACATTTCTCGATAACAGGAATATCGGCAGGTGCTTCCCAACCAAGACCTGCATCGAGAGCCTTTCCACCTGCAAGGGCAACTCTGGTTTCAACATCGTACTCTCCAATAGTGATGGACATTGTTTTCTTGCCTTTCTTTTCTTGGTCGATGAAATAAGGCTCGCCCGTAAGTTCGTTGATATACTCGGTTTCCGTAGCATCTTCCTGCTCGTATCTCCACGTTCCCTCGTGAACGTTCTCAATCTTCTTAGCTGTTCCCAGCCAAGTTGTCAAAGCCTGCTTGGTAAGAGCCACTTTCATAACATCACCATAATAAACAGCTTTCAATCCGATAAATGGTTTCATACTCAAATAGTATTTAATACATTAAACAATAATCTTACATTAACAAAATGGCACTTCAAAGCAGTGTCCGCTTCAATAGTAATAGTGTCCACCTCATAGAGATACCTCGTGCCGTCGAAAGTGTCCGTTACGCTTCTGAACTTCTCCTTTGCCTTGCGCTCCAACGCTTTCAGACGTGGGTAGTTCGCTTCGGTGGGGCTAAGGTCGGGTACGCACAGATTGACCTCACAGAAGCTCTTCTCCCAATATGTCTCGGGTGTCTGCCCCTTGACATGGATAGTGATGCGCTCGCCTGTCAGTTCACCTGTTAGGGTCTTTCCAAACGGCACAATCTTTATCCCGAAATCCTTGCAGTCCCGGAAGAGAATATCCGCTATGTCGGTAGTTACTATCATTCAAACAATTCTTTTAGTTTCTTCTCGGCTCTCAATGCTGAACCGCTCAACACATCAAATCCCTTTGCCTCGACATAAGAAGCGTAGTCGGCTGTATTCTCCAATGTCAGTCCGTCTTTATCTACATCGTAGCCGTTAGACGTTCTCAAAGTGAGTGTGTGGTCTTGGTAGTTGCCGCTTTCCTCCGCATCCTTTACGGCTGCATCGCCAACATCAATCATAGCCTTTTCCACTTCCCACTCTCCCTCATCGAAGAACTCATCTACATCGGAGAAATCGCTATCTATAACCATAGTTCTGTATAATTAAAGAAATTCGTTCTCTTTGGAATGTAAACCTTTCCCTCGCCCCTTACGCTGTCGCCCTCAAGACACCTTACTTCTGTCCCTGCCTTGACATCTACCCTCATCTCACATACCACGTGATAGTTAGGTCGGTACACCTCGCCATTGGCAGACTTGAACTCCTTTGTGGTGTTGTCGTCGCATCTGCATCTGCAAAGCGTTACCCATTGCTCGCCACCAGTACCGGGGATAGAGTGTCCGAACTCATCCTCTTGAAACGGTGTTACTTGTTTTACCTGCAATATGTGTGGAGCGTACATCATAGGAAACGGATTTTGGGTTTGTTGTCGTTGAGTTCGTCTTTCAGTCCGTACTGTCTGCATAACATAGAGTAGTAACTCTTTATGCCGTCTATATTCCACGACATGGAGAAACCGCTCTCGTTGATTGAGGTCGCACGGAGCAAAAGGGAGGGGATGAAGCGAGCCATAGCCACCGACACAGAGCCGATACACTCTTGGCTTACCTCTTCCTCCAAATCCTTGTTGGCATTGAGGGACATATCCAACAAGTCAGCCTCCGACACCTGTATGCCGAAAGACTGAAACTTGTCTGATATGTATTCCTTGATGGTCATTAGCCTGCGTTTACCTTAGAGAGGTCAATGTTGGTAATGGTTGTCGGGTCTGCAATCTGTGGAATCCACTCTGCCGTGTACTCGAGATAGCGGCCGTTGTGGTCACGGTTGGAAGCCACCAGCATTTCTCCCTCACCTGAACGTGTATAGGTCATGCCCGGTACTGGGTCGGTAGCCTCGTAAGGAGTGTGGAAACGCATATAGCCCACCTTGTCCTGTGGAAGCAGGGTAATGTAGCCGTCTGCGTACACCTGTACGTTCTTGCCTGTCTGTTCCTTGACATAATCCTCCTTGATTTCGATGGCAGGGAGACCAATGCCAGTGAACAGCTGCGATGCGAGGTCAGAAGTAACCAAACCAGTGGAGAGGTACATCTGATTCTGTCCTAACTGCATCTTGAACATCTCGCCGAACTCCGAAGAACCGAGAATATTCTTCACGAATGTGCCACGGCTCATAATCATCTTCTGATACTTGCCATAGTCGGGAGCAATCTCGTTGAGCTTAGCCTGCAACCAAGAAACCATCTTCACCTTGCTGTCCACTACCACATCACTCTTTGCAGGAACAAGTGTGTTAAACGGCAACTCGATGTTAAGGAACTCGGTAGCACCCTGTTCGCTCTGTGCCTTGTCCTTGTTGCGGACAACAGCCTTACCAGTCATAAGGAGCGAACCCACAACCAAGTCCATACGCTTGTGAGCCGCCAACATTACCTGCCGATAGTCGTCATAGATGAAGGCGATAATGTCGTTCAGGGCGGAAACCTGCCCTGCGGCATTCGCTGCATTGTACTTGTCAATGAGGTCTCGCAAATCCTCAAGACGGTCTACGCTCATCTGATAGCGGTCGCCAAGGTAGGCTATCTCACCATATCCGCTGCCGATGTTCTGACGTTCACGGATAGGCTTCTCGCCAAACTGGGAGTTGATGCTACCTGCCATAACTCCACGAACGGAACCGATGTAGTCCTTGAACACTCGGGTAGTGGTACGACGGAAGTTGAGGTACTGCTGCCAATAGATAGCGTCCTTACGGGTCTGAAGGACACGGTTAATAACGGCACCCACAATAGCGGGTTCGTTGAACAAAGTCTGAATAGTCAATGTCATAATCTTGTCCTTTCTTTTTACTCGTTAAACTGGAAATGAGGAAGGTTGGCTTTGTCAGCCGCACAGAACGGCATAACCAACTTCTCGGGTTCAATTTCAAATGCACGCATCAGAAGTGCAACGCTGTTGATACCCTCCGTTACCTTATGGTTCTCATAGAGGGCGGAGTTAGCCACAATCTTAGGAGTTTTACCGTCTGCTGCTGATGCCTCAAACAGGGCGTCTCCTGCGTTTACCTTTGCGCCAAATGCTGCTGCGAGTGTTACCTCGTCATAATCTGCATTGGTGCGGTCGATAGACTGGATAGTCGCTCCTTTTGCGCCAGTACCCAATATCATTCCGTCTTTGAGATAAGGGTTCTTGACTACCTTGATTTTCGTTGCTGTGGTGTCTGCTGTCTCTACGACCAGCGCACGCACTGCTATTTTTGCGGACTTGGCTTTCAAATCCGCTGCGATGGGGAGGAAAGACGGAAGGTAACTGCCTACTGCCAGCCCTGCCACGTCGAGGATATAGTTACCACGACGGCGCACTCCGGTAGAGACATCGTAACGCTCTTCCTGCACCTCTTTGGGTTTCAAATTATAAACAAATCCTGCTGCCATAATTTTTACTTGTTATTCTGTTCTACAATCTCTTGAGTGCCTTTGTTGATTTGGTCGGCGATGGCACTCGCCTCGCTCTGGTGTTCGTGATTTCCCTCTTCGGGAGACTTGGCGAACTGAAAACCGCTGTTCTGCATCTCCTGCTTCAAGTCCGTGAAGTACTGATTAAGGTCTGCATCCTCAGCGATTACTTTGCCCTTGTAGGCAAATTCGGGAATACCAAACGACTTTGCCACCTCGTCAATCTGCTGGTTGCGTGCGTCCGCCTTTGTCTTTGCGTCCATTGCGTCCAGTCGGTCTGATAGTGGCTTGAGTGCCGTACCCAATGCTGCTGCAATCTGTGCAGCCAAATCCTGCGGCTCGTTAGGCTTAGGGTCTGTGGGTGGGTCTTGTGGCTTGGTTTCCTCTACTGGCTTACCGTCCTTGATGTTGTGCTTCTTCTCGTAATTCGTGATTGCGGTCTTCTGCGCTCCATCAGCCCGATAGTCGCCATAACTTGTCAATACGTCCTGAAAGGAGATACCCTCAACGATTGAGTTTACCTTACTCTCGTCCGTTACTCCCTCCGCTTTCTTGCTTGCGATACGCTGGAGGGTGGCATCCTCAACCCCTTGAAACTTGGTTTTGAGACCTGCCAAAATCTGTTCGTAAATGTTCATTTTCTTAAAGTGTTATCCTGAAACAATCTTTTGCCCAAAATTACACTTTATAATGTGGAAATCTGTGTTTTTCATCAGCGCATAAGCCACAACGCTTCGGTTGTGGCAAAATGACATAAAAAAGCCGCCCATACTCACGTACAGACGGCTCGAAAATGTGTAAACGATAAATATTCTTTGAAAAGAAGTTACTCCTCTTTCGGCTGTGCCAATGCAGCCTTTTCCTGTTGCTCCTCCTTGATTTGCAGCAACTCGTCTTGTAACTCGCCATAATTACTACAATAGGTTACTCCGTGTTCCTGCGACCACACGCCACCACTCACAGCAGCCGCAGCTGTATCTACTCTCTCACGCTCATTGTCAATCATAAACGGTACGATCTCCGTTTCCACGCCAATAGTATTACAAGCACTCTCCAAAGAAGAGTTAAGTGAGCCGATGGCAGAAACGAGGAAGTTCACACGTCTTTGGAAGAACGGTCCTAATTCCTCCGCATGGTTCTGTACTGCCATGTGGGCAGCCATAAACACGTATTTGAACGCTGTGCCACTCAATGCGTTACCTGTACCTTTCAACTGGTCAAAGGATATGCGAGGGGTATTGGTAAGGGCGTATATCTCATTAAAATAAGTTTCAATCTCCACCTTGATAGGGTCGCTTGCCTGATTCCAAGTGAGGTATTTAGCGTTAGCACCCTCTCCTGTTAGTTGCATCATTCGGTTTCTCACATCACCAGTCAGCAGCTCGGGATTGAGGTCGCCAAAGAGCATGAGCATAGGGAGATAGTGGTAATCCAAGCAATCGGCATAACCGCTTAGGGTCTTCTCCAGTCGCTCACGCTGTGGCTTAATCTTGCTGCAAAGAGATTCGCTACGGTGGGCATAGATTACAGGGAGCTTCTTAAATCCATGTTTAACTGAACGCTCGGCATTTTCAGTCCACGTCTTATCAAATTCCCACTGATATACCATAGTGTCGGTAACGGTCATAAACACGGTATGCTCGTTTCCGTCTAAGTCCTTACGCTTGTACTCACGAGAGAAAGCCACCATATCGCCGCTATCGTCATAGAACGGATAGAGGGTATCACCACGAAAGGGAGACCACAGCTGCGATTTCAGACGATACTCGGGGACTACATGCCCAAATATCCCTGCAATCTTTCTTTTCAGCCTTGCCCAGAAACTGTCATCTTTCACAGCATACCAATACTCCGCCACGTCTTGCTCGGACAGCCACGAACGGACTATTTTACGGTTCTGATATTTCAGTTTGCCTTTCTTGAACACCTGCTTGAGGGTCTCAAATACTCCACGTTCCTTGTCATCTTCGGGCGTACAATCGAGTTTTGGCTCTGTCCCCACGGTGAACGCTGTCTGAATGTTCACAATGTCCTGCTCGATAGGGAGGGCTATGCGGTTAGGCTCTTTGTAATCGTATTTGGCAGAGATTTTTATAGTTTTATTTGTTTCGGCGTCAAACTTCGTTTCCTCCATCTGAACAAGCACCTTAATCTTCGGGTACTTGGTTTCATCATTGATGTCGTGCCGTTTCGGCTCCCAGTCAGCAAGGTTTTTTCCGGTGTCAGGAGTTGCCGTGCGCCTGCCTTTCTTTAGGTAGGCTATCTTTTGGTCTATGTCCTCCATTGCGAGGATTTCCTGTAATGTCTTCGGTGTTGCCATATTGTTATCCTTTCTTTTTCCTTTTCATTGTCAGCGTTGCATTGAAAAACATTTTGAACATGTCATTGGATAGCGTGTCTAATATGAATTTCTGTTTTTTCTCATCAGAACTGTTATAGAGTTTTTGAAGCTCGGATATTTTCTTCTGTCTTCCCATCTTATTATCCTTTTTATCGGGCAAATGCTGCTGCGAGGTCGCCCTTTGGTTTCAAAATCTTACCTAACAAACAGCCAAGCACATAGTACCTAACAGCGTCTATGCCGTGATTCCATGCGTCTATTGGCTGATTGATATAATTACCGTCTTTGTCCTTGTCCCATACATAATTGCGGAACTCCTTACGGAGGTTATACGACCGCTCGGTAACAAAGATATTGTCGAAAGACAGCATTTTATCAATACCTGCAATAATAGAGTTTCCGCTCTTATCCACTGGGTATATTTTTATGCCTGCATTGTGTATCTCTTGTATCAGTCGAGGGTCGGCACTCTCGGAGAAAACCTTTAAGCCATCCACCTTGCGCAATTCTTTGATGATGTCGGTAGATAACATTCCAGTGTGGTAGAACAACTCATCGAGGTATAAGTCGTTGTCAATAATACCGCAAAGGATTCCTGCGCTGGGGTCGTGTGTGAAGCCGAAATCTTGCCCCAATGCAACCTTTTTACACCACTTCGGGAACTCTTTAACGACACCTATATGTTTGAAGACAGCACCCTCCGCAACGTCTGCCCACCTGCCCATGACGGTATGAGCGTATTTCTCGGGGTTGTTGGCTTTCATTTCCTCTACCTCCTTGATAAACTCTGGAGAAAGGTTTTCGATATTATCCAAGTAGGTAGTGTGAATGTGCAACACATTCGGGTGAGTGCTTATCTGAACGGGCACACCGTCATACATCACCTCCTTATGTGTATTCTCGATGAAACGCCTGTAAACCCAGTGGTTGTTGTCCGTGGGGTTCATCACGATGATGATTCGGTTCTGTATTCCTTTTTGACGGATAGAGAGCATGATAGTCTCAAACTCTTTCTCTGACACCCACTCCTCCGCTTCATCAACGACAAAGGTAGTAATGCCGTGAATGGATTTCAACTTTGCCGTTTGTGTACCGCTGGAAGTCTTAAGACCACGAAACATTACCTTGCTACCTGTCATTCGGTTAATAACCTCTGAACGGGTGGAACGGAAATACTTTTGTGTGCCGTCTAACTCTGCCTTTTCCAAGAACTCGGGGATAATGGAGATATTGGCAGAAACCATAGTATAGCGAGTATAGAGTATCTGATGCACTATTTTCTCCACTGGGGTCATTTCAAAGGTCAGCCGTTCGAGGAATGTAGAGGTACTGAACGACTTACCGCTACCACGACCTCCTGTAATGAGGATAATAAACTTATCCGTATTCTGGTACAGCGGATAATAGATTGGAAAGGTCTTAATCATTGCTAACCTCCTTTTCTATCCACTTGCCAATATCTACGCCGTGATTGATGTCTGTCGGAATGTCGATTGCTTCCTCGTCTTGTTTCCTCTCCACTTTGCGCCATTCGGGGTCGTGGTGGTACATCCACATGGCGAGGGCTTGCATATTCGGTGGAAGTTCTGTCTCGCCCTCCTGCACTACCGCCTTGTCAGTAAGGACAACCCAACCTGTACCGCCACACTTTGGGCATTTCTTGTCCTGCCCCATGCAGTAGCATTTATCCTGCACATACTTGACGATTTTCGATTTTGTCTTCTTTCCACCGAAAGCTCCTTTGAGGTAGGCGGAGCGTACAAGGGCATTGATACGGGTGCGACCATGCGCTAATACCCTATAAATTTCACTTCCTCTGCGTTTGTTTTCCTCTTCATTCCACCCTTGATAGTTGCCATTCTTCATAGCCCCAAACACGTCTGCTGCGAGGTCGAGTTCATTTGCTATCTCCTCATCCGTATAACCATTCATTGCAAGTGCTTCTATGCGCTTGAAGAAATCTATGTTGTCGTAGTCGTGTTTGGGTTTTGCCATAACTGTTTATATTTAATCCATCATTTCAAGGAGTTTCTCTCCCTTCATAAATTTATCTGATATATCAATTCCGAACAAATCACAGAAAGCCTGTTTGTTTTCAGAATTGGTAAAGGAAAGCATGATATATGCCTCTTCGTCTACCTGTCTTTTTTCGGCATTTTCTTTAACCTGTTCTTTTATATCCTTTACGTGCTGCTTCTTCTCTTCCGCTGTCTTTTCTAATGGTATTGGTTTCTCTTCTTCGGCAGGTGGGAGTATTAAATCGTCTATACTGTCCGTGACTGATTCAATGTCCGTATCAGTAAAAGAAAGAATATCCTTAATGTCGCTGTCAGAAAGTCCTACGTTATGAATGTCAATATCATTAGCGTATTTTGCAATGAGATCATAATCGGCTTTAGTATTCCCGACCGCCATATAGGTAAGCTGCTCTTTTTCTGTTTTGTCGTCCAACTCACACACCTCTACCTTGATGTCATAGTCTGTTTCCTTCCTTCCATCATACTTATACAACAAGTCCATAGCGTACACCCTGCGATGTCCGTCTATAAGGTTTCCCGTTATCCTGTTCCAAACAATACCACCGAGAAAGCCTATTTTTTGCAGGTTCTTCTTTTGCAACTTAATGGCTTCTTCCGTATGCCGCTTTGGGTTGAGCGGATTGAGATTTATCTGCGACCGCTTGATTACGGAGGTTTCACTTGTCTTTATTGTCATACTCAAAAATCAACCTTTCTACCAAAGGGAACTCTTTTAATATCTTCTGCAAATCTTGTGGGAAGTTCTCTCTCAACCACAGCAGATAATCCATATCGCTGATATTCGTCCCTGCCGATTGTGCGTTACCATACCTTTCGGGTTTGATTAGCCCCTCACGCTCGATATATGCCAGTACGTCCTTGTTCTTGTAGGGAGACAACGGATAACATTTCTTGGTTTTCCTGTTTATCGCCTCGTCCTCATACGTCCTTAGCATTGCTCGCCTGTAAAGGCTGTCCGACTTCTTGAATCCGAAGAAGGCCCACTCGATATCGTATCTCTCACGCACGATATCCGTTAGCTTCGCCATTGTCAGCTGCTTCTGCTTCTCATTCTTCGCACAACCCATATAGCCAACCTTGCGATAGGAGGCAAGGGCGAAGTGAGGAATCTGCACAAAGCGAACATTGGGGTATTTGTTCACGGCATAGCTGATGTACCTGTTGATATGCTGCAAGTCCTTCACGATATACATATATGCACACACCACCTCCTTAAAGCGTGGCGCAATCAAGTCCAAAAGGGCTATACTGTCCTTACCCGATGCCGAGTGGAACAATATAACCCTGTCGGTCTCTTCGGCTACCCTGTCTATGATTTCAGTTGCCCTAATCATAGATTAAGATGCTAAAGCCTTGATTTTCTTAAACACATAAGCCTTTCTATGAGCGGCCGTGTTTGACGCCCTTCTACGTGCATCTTCGTACTCTTTTCGGGAATAGTACTTGTTGCCCTTGGCGTCCGTGGCATAAGGTTCTCTTGACATAACTCAACCTTTTGAATGTAACTAATGTTATCGTGAATTATATGGCTTTACGCCCTACAATCTTTTTTATATGCAGGTAGAAAACAAGAGGTATCTCATCGGCTGGGGTGTCCTTGTATCTTTCAAGTTCGTCGTCCAACTCATGGAAATTGAAATCATCTTGCAAGCCGCCGATACCCTCTTTGTCGAGGATTAAGCTGCCTATCTCGTCTATCTGCACGTCAAGATACCACGAATAATTGTAATTGTGGAATCTGACAAATTGAATGTCCTTAAACGGCTCTTCTGCGTTCGGGTCGTTCGGGTCGAGTGCCTTACGCTTCTCTTTGTCGTAAAACAAGCCCATATAATGACTGTTGAAACTGCGTATCTCCATCTGCTTCTTACCGTCAATGATTGCCTCTGCGTTCTCTCTGCGCATTACGAGGTCGTATGCCTCGTACTCTTGACCATTTACTTTAATTTTCATATTGAAAAATTTGTGCACCTCAAAGGTACGGTTAAATATTATTATAAAAAAGAAATCCACCCTGTGATAAGCCACAACGAGCGGATTGTTGCAATTTACATGGGTTCTGACCACCAGCGTATATTTTTGTTTGGGTTATGCCCATTCGCCACTGCCACATCATACGCTTCTTCAATGGTACTCTTGCCTGTTTTGACAATCTTGCGCTCTAATCTTTCTTCGCCCCAAAGACTCTTTTTGCGAGCATAGAACTCTACTACAATCTGCGTCATATCTCTTTGTATTGTGAGGCGGTGGTTAGCCGCCTCGTTACCTTTATAAGTTCATAAATTTATCTCTCTCTCTGTAACTTCTTCAAGATTGAAGAAGTCTATCTTTGCCCGTCTTGCTCTTCTCACTCTCTTTGTCTCTTTCTCTTCTAATGTAGGCTCGTTGAGAGCTTTGTTAAAAATTGCAATAACTTCTGCATCTGAAAAAATGTCTGCGTTCATAATCGTAATGTTTAATTGTTACTACTTTTATTCTTAATCACGATGCAAAGATAACTATCATATTTGATTTAGTGCACATCAAAGATGCTTTTTAACCTAACTTTAACATTTGAATAAGTGTACACTAAAATATATTAAATAAAAGAGTAAAAGTGTACACCTTTGAAAGATAATGTTTATCTTTGCATCGTGATTTAGAAACAAAACGATTAGAACGGTGAGACACACCGCAACAACTGTAATTATTATGAAGAATTTAGTTATCGAATCAAACATCACGGCGAAGAATCAGAAGGGGTTAAGGCGCAGGTTCTCGACCAGATGAGCCGTTTCGGCTACAATGTCGTTGAAGATACCTATCGCATTACAGAGCCAGAGCAGCAGTTTGAGATTGACGGCGAAATGAACGGCGACTGGCAGACTACAATTAGCGTATCAATCGAATCTTTCGACGAAGAAGACGAAAGATATTACATTGTAAGAGTTTCTGAAGATTAATCATTAACCTAAATGCTGCGCTATCGGCATTACGGGCAAAGAATATGACACAGTTTGATTTTATAGAATTGGCGGCAGAGTGGTTAATAAAAGGATAATATGGTAGGAACAAAAGGCAAAAGTGGAGGTAGAAGAGTAGGTGCGGGAAGACCACCTCGCATAGGGAAAGACTATCACTACAAGGCAGACATAGACCTTGTAACAATTATTGATGCGCAACCCAACAAGAACAGGTTTATCAATGATGCCGTTCGGGAGAAAGCCATGAAAGATAATCTCTCTAACTTCTTCAACACTGCATTAAGCAGCTCGTCCACTCCCTGCCTGAAGTCGGAATAGGTGGTGTATAGCACCATCAGTTCCGTGCAGGTTCGGGAAATGCAGGTACTGTCAATCTTCATCGTTCTGCTGATGGCCTTGCGCATCCCCTGCGGCATCTTTCCTCCGAAGAATTTACAAGGCGAATACAGGTAAATGACTGCAAAGATAAATTCCTTGCGGTCATTTACTGTTATATTGCGCCCTTTCATTTCCTCGAACACCTCGTACATCTTCGGCATCAAGGATAAATCTTTCAATTTCGGTGATGTTGCCAGTTCATTTTCCACTATCGCCTGACGGAGTGCCGTGCGTGCTTTCTCTATTCTTCTGATAGTCTCGATTATCTGCTCCATTTTGTAGGTTTTCCTGCAAAAATATAGCAAAAATTATCGAAAAGCAAATTCTGCTTAGATAAATCTTGTTTCGTTATATCAAAATTACACGACAAATACAATATATTATGCTGTGTTACCTGCTGTGTTAGGTTGTGTGTTAGTTTTCTTTTCCCAACTCTATAAGTGTCATAATTGCAGATAATTACAAAGGTGCTTGCTGTGTTAGCTCGTGTGTTAAGTGCTGTGTTAGTTTTCATTTAGCACATAATCTAAAACTTTTACATTCGCATCATTTATTGCCTTGAAATCCTTTCTGATATACAATTCCGTGACTTTCAATGCAGGGTCTATATGGTTCAGCATGTCATTTACAACATACTTACTTATTCCTACGTCGTTCACGGCAATAGTAGCAAAGGAATGCCGTGCGGCATAGAACTGAAGCCGTTCTACACCTAATTCTTCTCCTATGCTCTTTAACCCGCTGTTTATTGCTTTATTAAATGATTCCATAGTTGAAAAACGCTTAAAGAAATTAAATACACGTCCTTCTCCTTGATACTTTTCCACTAAGGGGACAAGACTAGAATGTACGTCCACACGTATCTCTGCCTTATCGCTACGCCTATCCTTGGTCTTCATTCTATTGTACGTGATAGTCTTCCCATCAAAATCAGTGGCATTATAAAGGTCTGCCGAATTCATGCCCATTAGGCCGAAAGACAGCCTGAAGCAGTCAAGGGCGAGATTGCGCTTACTTAATTTTCCATTTCTCTGTATTTCCCTACTATAAGGTAGGGAAAATATTTTTCTTATCGTTTCCACGTCTAACGCACGCTTCTCCGCCACATTCTGCTCTACCGGCTTATACTTCCTTAGCGAGTGCTTGATACGGATAATATCGTTATCCTCATCGTTGTAGTAGTCTCTTGCTTCATTGAAGATACGGACGATACAGTTAGGGTATAGCGATTGTGCTCGTGGACGGCCTTTTAAGGCTTCCTCAAAGGCTTTCATTATCTTTACGGTAATTTCATCACATAGTATATTATCTCGTCCCATAAAGGCACAGAATGAATTAAGAGAGGTCTTGTAGTTCTTCATTCCCTTTATTTCGGTGTGCTTCGCCATCCATTTATGAGCAAAATCAGTAAAGGATACTCCATTATTTTCTTTCTTCTGTTTGAGATAAGAAATAATCGTGTCAATATCTATCTCGTTAAATTCCAAGTCTAATTCATTCACTCGTTCCCGATAGACTTTTATCAGGTCGTTACATCGGTCGAGAATGTCTGCGTTCTTTATTTTATAGGAAGCCGTTATGTCCTTTTTCGTTACGTACATAGTTGTGGAGAGGTATCTTACCTTTCTGTCGTGCGTGAACCGTATTACCACGTTCCACGTCTTATCTGACCGTTGCCTGTCCTTGAATATAGTCGCTTTGAATGTTGCCATAACTATTGCTAAAATTTTGCTAAAACAAATTGGAATTACTTTTGGCGTTTAAATGCCACTTTTAAACATTACGAATACTGATAAAGATAAAAAGGAACAAGTGAAAACCCTTTATTCATTGGGCTTACGCTTGTTCCGTGATGGTGACTCCGTTGGGATTCAAACCCAAGACCTTCAGAACCGGAAGCTAATAGCCAATTCTTATTATTGTGCTGTGGGTCAGTCCATTGGAAGCACTTGTAATTCTATTTTGAACCACATTTGAGCCACAACTGCAAAAAAATGCGTGTAAAGCTCGGTGGTTATGTGCTGCAAAAATAGCTATTTTCTTTGAAACTCTATCATCTTTGCGTAATTTATTTTTGTGTGTGGGTTATGGCTTACAACCTCAACTTCTATCGCTTTGCAACCCCAGCGGAAGAATAAGAAGCGTTTAGGTACTCTGTGAGCAATAATAGAAATAGTGTCGTTGCTCTCAAATGTACCTTGAAACCTATTATCAGCACCTATACACCCACTGGCATTTATCCAGCTATCGTTGTAGCTGAAACATTTGAGTGTATCTGTTATGCCTTTGGCTGGTAAAAATACAATACTGTCTTTTATAACAGTATCAATCTTCAAACTGGTAAGCGTTATGGTGCTGGTAGCTGATTTGAGGTTTTTAATTTTTAGCCCCAGCCTCTCTACCTCCTCTTTAAGGTAGCTATTGAGTTGCTTAAACTCTTTCCCTTTCAGAGATAGCTCAACAACCTTTGCAGCATTTTTACCATCTTGGGTTTTGTACAATTTAACCTCTTGCATAAGAGCGGTTTGGTTATTTGCCAACCTTTTGTTCTCCTCTTTCAGCTTGCTACACCTTTGTATAGCTCCAAATGCCAACGCAACAGCAGCAAGCAATAATACAATTAAATACCTTTTCATATCATACTAATGTAATCAAGGATTGCCTGCACGTGCGTTTCAACGATTTTCTGTTTCCCCTCATTAGAGAGTAGCAGTTTGCAATCCTGTTCGTTGTCCATAAATAAGTTTTCAGTTAGCACTGCTGGGCATTTGGTATCTCTACACATAGCAAGGTTTTGCACCCAGTATCTTTGGTTTGGAGAGCTAACACGCACCTTTAAGCCTTGCGCCTCTGCACTTGCGCTGAAAAGGGTTGCTAATGATTTGCTATTTTGTGAGGCGTTAAGCCCTACAAACACACTCCAGCCTCTTGCTTGCATAGGCTTCCCTGCATTTCCAGCAGCATTACAATGTATGCTTACAAGCAGGCAGTTTTTAGCTCCTACTTTTGCGCATAGCTTGTTCACCCTATTACATCGTTCTCGTAACGATATATCTGTATCTTCGGGTACAATGCGTACTGCATCAATGCCTCGCCCTACAAGTTCTTGCTCCAGTATTACGGCTATTTCTCGTGCATACCTCCACTCGAATAACTGTGAGCCATCAGCCCACACTGGGCTACGTTTGCCCAGTGTGTCCTTGCCGTGTCCATTATCAATTATTACTTTCATTTTTTGCCTCCTCTTCTTTTTGTTTTGCTTTCTTTTGCTCGTATTGCTCAATAATAGGTTTAATATGGCTGGGCATTGCTCGCTTAAATTCCAAACGTATAACAAGGTAAATAACCCATATTGCAAGGTTGTTAGGGTATGCAATAGTTAAATTGCGAAATGAGTGTTGTAGGTAAACGTATGCAAATACATAAGTTATGCTCTTTACAGCATACAAGGCTATTGCCTTATCTCCACACATAACCATTACAGAATGTATGAGGTAAATAATAGCAATGTAAAGCAACAATTCTTTTAATGCTCCTCTGAATTTCTTTTTATTAAAATTCTTGCAGGTGTGTATAACCACACCATCTGCACGCATACCACACCATATATTCCAGCTACTCATAATAATGAGAGCTAAAACAAACCCATTAGTAGGCGTAATCATACCTAATAGGGTGCTAATTACAGTAACGACTATAAGGCGTAACTGCTCATAATTAAGGATTGAATTCATACTTTATCTCCTTTGCTTCATATAACTACGTTTCTTCATTAAATAGAGGTTGTACGCATCTATATCATCTTGCGATATGGCTTCTTTTGCGCTGCGAAACTCAAAGCCAGCCATTTCTCTAATGAGTACTACCTTAATAATGGTATGGAAAGGAAAACGGATATTTGGGTGTTTTACAATGGCAAGCAGTTTCTTGCTGCTCGTCCAAAAAGCCGTTTCAGCCTCTCCCAAATCCCACTTAAATCGTATAAGAGTGCGTTTGCCATTTTCAGTATCAACATCTTCTGTAAAACCTGTACACCAAATAGGCTTATTTATTACAGTGTCTATACTGGGGTAATCTCCACTTGGCTTTTGTGGGTTTGCTCCGTCCCCTTGCAGTGGGAGGTCTGCAAAATCGTAAGTTTCCTCTGTCATATCTTACTCCATAGGAATGTTATTAGTTGCACAATCTGCATCAACCATAGCACGCAAAGCCTTACGCTCTGCAAGGAAATCAAGGTACGGCTGCTTCTTGCTTTCGTCCTCAATACCTGCTACTGCTGCGTTATAATCGTTGAGCAGTTTCTTCTCAAGGTTATCGCTATACTTAGCCATAATGAGAGTTTCCAATACAGTATTGGCAGTAACAGGGTAATAACACAAAAGGCTATCATACACATTAACCTTGTGCTTTTTACCTTGCTCATCATCTACTTGCTCGTAGTGCTGGTTGAAATTGTACAGCGTTGTACCTTTCGCTCTATCAATCACATCAAACGTGGGCTGCACGCTATCGCTATGCAAGCCTGTACTCAATCTTTTTTCTTCCATTTGTTTTATTCTTATCTGTTTTAATGTTAAACTTATTATCTCTTTATAATGCTTGTTTGAGCAATGTTGCAGCCAGCCAAAGTGTGCAGATAGCTTATGTCGCAACTCGCTTTCTGTCATCGCTCCATAACTATTTTGCAGCCTTTTCAACTTTCTCCAATAGGTGTACAAAATGCTTTTTCGTGCCAATATATTGTAATGGTTGCTTTTGTAACCTACAAAGTCTATACTGCGTGCATCTACTGGGAATATTTGCCAGTTTGCTTTTATAGTTAGCCTTAGCTTTGTTTGCAAGTACTCTCTTACTTGTTCAAGTATATAGTGCAGTTTTGCTTTACTATTAGCGAGTATTACAATATCGTCCATATACCTGTAATAATACCTTACACGCAACACCTCTTTAACCCAATGGTCAAATGGGCTTAAATACCAATTTGCAAAATGCTGGCTTGTTAAAAAGCCTATTGGTAAACCAATATCGCCCTCTGTACTATCTATTATAAGGTGCATAAGCCAAAGCAGCTTTTTATCCCCATAGCTTTTTGCTATTATATCTTTGAGTATGCTATGTACAATGCTATCGTAATAATGCCTTACATCTATTTTTAGGCAATACTTTGTACCTGCTTTATCTTTTTGTAACGCACGGTTCAAATCGGTTAGGCACTTATGTATTCCACGCCCTTTAATGCAAGCATAGGTATTGGCAATAAAAATCTTGCGCAAATCTTCCTCAATAACATCTATCAAGCAGTGGTGTACTATTCTATCGGGGTATAGCGGTGCTATTTTGAGGTTGCGTTGCTTCACATCAAAAATAGTTTTCTCTGTGTATTTTGATGGCTTGAATGTTTGATATTCCAGCATCTCCCATACATTTTTTATAGCATCACAATAGCACGTTTTAGTAATCTTTTACATCGTGTCTATTCATTTTGCCACGTATGGTATTATTCGTAGCTCTTAGCACGTTTAGAGGGTTGCATACCCTCCAATACCCATTCTCACTATTTGCATATATCTTATGTGCCATTGTTTTATAAGAGCTTTCGCACTTGTGGTAAACCACAATCTACCAGCACTTTATTTTAACCATATTCTTTTGCCAGCACCCTTGTATAAGGTGCTTTTGTGAGGCAAGGTTTACGGTGGTTGCAAAGATTCTCCTTAAAAGGGAAAACCGTAATTATGGTATAAGGGGAAACCCCAATTCGCATTCGTATTCGCACCTCGATTATTCGCATTCGCACAGCGAACACCCGCATTCTCCGAATTGTTCGCATTAGCAGAGGAGAGGAGTTCCCGAACCACCGTAACCGTATTATTATGAACTCACACAGAGCAATATTTTACTCAAACAAAACTAAATGCCATCGGAACTCGGAAATTCAAGGCACAAGGGGAAACCCCACGTCGCAACCGCACCCGTATCCGCACCTCGATGAAGCGCATACGCACAGCGAACACCCGCATGCTCCGAATAGTACGCACCAGCAGAGGAGAGGAGTTGATACCAGCCATCAGCATTGTTTGTGGCATTTACTGTCTGCCTCCAAAAATAGTCGCAATAATTCTTATTAGCAGCTCCACCTGTTACGCTACTTGGGAAAGAGTAGCCATTGGCAACTCCCATTTCAGAAATGTAGTTACTACCAGTAGGTAGCAATCCTAATTCTTGATAACCATCTACATTTTCCCCTGCGTGGTCGCTTGGAGTGGTAAACTTTGCAGGGTCACTACATAAATACAACTTACAAGCTCCACCATCTGCAAAAGGTGTATAGAATACCAGCACATCATCGTTATGCTCCCACAGGTATTGTTGCGGTTGCTCCCAGCCTCTGTAACTGGCTACTTTAATGGTTTTATCTACTCCGCTCTTCCACTCTTTAATTAGGTAATCAACAACTCCAGTATTGTTACCCAGCTTGGCAGTGATACCAGCAGGAATAAATGGCTGCCAGCCATTAAAACCTCCCCATTCTCCACCTACATAAGAGCCGTTGCCCAATCCTCCTTGCGCAAACCCATCTTCTGTTTTTTGAGCATTGTAAGGAGCTTGGCTATCAAGTTCTCCAAATTCAATAGCCATTAACCAGCTCATTTCTTCACGAAAACGCCAACCTCCACAATGCCAGTTGTCGCCCAAACTCTTGCACCGTGTCCGTATAGTAGCCTTGTTGGTGCTTGTTGCAGGCATACCCAGCACGCTTGTTGGCTTTCCATCGTTGCCAGTAACATTAGTACCGCCTCTGTAATCTGCTGCATTTGGGAGTAGGTCAAGCAGCCCTGTTTCAGCAACACGCTTTACAGAGCCGTTGCTTTCCCATTGTAGGAAAGATGCACAGGTGGGCTTATTGTTTGTGCGGTTGAATGTTGCCAGCCACGGACTACGAGATTTCTCTTTCATACGTGTAAATCCAGGCAATGCAACCTCACTAATGGCTACAAGGAGGTAATCCCCATCGAACTCAAACTTACGGTAATAATCGGGCTTGTAGAGTTGCACAATACCATCAACAGCATTAAGTTTTGCAGCTCCTCCTCCCTCTTTTAAGGTGCTATCGTTAGCCCCCAGCCAATAATTAACCGTTCCATCTTCATGTGCTACATAACGCCTAATACGTTTCTGTATAGGCAATGAGCGATGTAGGTCTAAGTTCCCCACACGCTCAACCTTACCATCTGCTACATTATGCCCTCCATTTTTGAGGTTAATGCGAATGCCATACCATAACTCTTGGTATGGAAATTTGGGTACTGTGTTCCCAACACCAATAAGTAATCCCATTTGGCTATTGTTTAATTATTATTTGTTTATTCTTCTACGCTTCAAAAATACGAAAAGCGTTAGTTATATTCACGCTTTGTTTGTCTAACTTTTGAAAGTATAGGCAATTATTGCCAGTTATTATCTCTAAAAGCTCCCACCAACAAACCAGCACCTAAATGATTTGTATTTATGCTTGGTGTTGTGAATGAAGAGGGAGTAGGCATTTGCACGACCTCTGCAATCTCTCCACCATTCCAAACAACTGCTCTACCATTGGAGAAGATTTTAACATTATTGCTGCTATCATTACCATTGATAATCATTATTCTTTGTGTTGCAGCAGCATTTAAGCAGTATTGAAATACAGAGCCACCTTGTATGTTAAAGATTATGGTATCAACAGGGAAACCGCTGTAATCGCCAGTTCGCCCATAGCAATCAACCTCATAATATCTTTCCCCATTACTACTGGTTTTAGATGCTAAACTTACATAGTTGCCATCTGTGTACACACCGTTTGGATAATAATAACCATAAGCTCCCTTGATAACTAACAAGTTTCTTTCTCTTGCTCCAAATGAGCCACGACACCAAATATCAGAGGAATAAAAGCGCAAGCTACGTCCGTCCTTAGTTCCTTGGTGCTGCATATCTCCACTAAAATACAGCTTCCCCTCACTGGAATTAAAGCCAATCTCTGCCTTTACATTACCGTTACTATCAAGAGCTTGTAAAACTCGGAAAGTACCTGTAACACCATCTAATTTTCCACTAAAAGTTCCATTTGTAGCATTTATAGTACCTGTAATCTCTGCGTTGAGTGCTTTCAGCTTTCCATTGTGATATATAATAGTCATACCCTCATTGTTTCCTGCCAATGCCTCTTGGTAAGTGCCTCCAAAATATGCAGCAATCTCATCTGTACTATTGAGCATAGCTTTTAAGCCTGCACTCTCAACCCAAGCATCACTTTTTTGTAATGCGCCCAGCTTTAAGAATGTGGATAGGATAAGCCCACCCTCAATTTGTGTGTAGTTTTGGGTAATGGCTTTTAATAAATCCTTGTTAGCCTTAATCATGCTCTGTACCTCTTGGTTGCTTGAGTTCCATTCGGGGGCTTTGTTCCCCTCAACTAAAACAAACTTTGTCATATATAAGTTTGCAAATTGCATATCAGCTGTATCGGTGCGGAAAAACAATTCTGTATCGGGTTGGCTATCTCCTGTTGCCACAAATGTATATACAACTCGTTTCCATTTTGTATCGGCTGTAAAATACTTATATGGTGCAACTCTCTTATCGCCTTTCGGATTCATAAAGCCCATATTAAGCTGTATTGGAGCATTTGCTTTTACCCAAAATGC